CACGCGAGTGCTAATTAACTTACATTATATTTAATTAATTACTATTATCTTACTCTATCATACTTTGATATTGGTATGAGTGCTATTAGTTCTCTCATGCGAGACTTTGACTCATCAGTTGGATTAAATGTAGAGTGAAATTCATCTAGCATTTGTAATTCTTTGTATATTTCTTTTAAATTCATATTGTGTATTATTTATATTTTACTTACATTTATATTATCTACATGTACTTGTGTTTAGTTTGTAAAAAGGTGAAATGTTTTTACTGAAATATACTAAAAAGTGGCCCGGTGGGCTAAAAAATATGCGTTTTACGTAACAGGCTGGTAGTCAGGGGGATAGTAGCAATGCTTTACTTCTATATAATTGACAGCTTTTCAGAATGAAAACTGTGACATAAGGCTATTAAGGTAGTAGAGTAATAGGCTATTGTCACACTATTGATATATACATCTATATATAAGAGTAAAGTGGAGCAAAAACGTGTAATATTACTAATCAAGCACGCTTCACCAGGAGTCTGTTTTCCATAATGCAATAAAAAAAAACAATATATGGCAATAATCTCTTCATATCCCGTATCTACACCACAATTAGTGGATCAAGTGCTGGGATCTAACACGTATGACGCGACCGGAACAGCAGTAGTTGGCAATCCCACGGTACAATACACATTCACATCGATAAAAACGCTGGTTGATCAGCAGTTTACAGAACAATTAGTAGCAACGTCTGATACTAATGCGACAGCACAGTTAATAGCTTCGCAAGGACCAGCAGCAACTAACAGCATATACACAATATTATTCGGTGCAGCACAAATTCCTACGCCAGGTAACGTAAAAATAGACGCTAATGGTAAAGTTACCTTCACAACTACAGGAACTTACTATATAAAGCAAGAATATTCTATAGGTGCTACCTTAAACAACAAGCCTTTACTCTTATTTAGAACATTTAAAGATAATACCACACAAGTTGGGCAAACTAATCTTCACGATGTTACATCTAACGGGTCAAACGACAGGTTAAGAATGGTAATAGAAGATATTGTACATATATCAGCGGGTGGAACGTTTTATGAGTTCCAAATGGTACGAGATGCAGGTGGTGCTGATTCAGGAACACTATATAAAGTGCTGAATAACACTGCAGGGTTTACAGATACACCTAATGCATCATTAACAATTTCAAAACTAATATAATGGCAATAATATATTCATACCCAACAGTAACGCCTAGTTTAAATGACTTAGTTTTAGGTACAGATGTAGATAACACAGGCAAAGCAACAAGAAATTTTACTGTTCAAAGCATAATTGACCTTGTAACAGTAACTGGTAACAACCTGCAAGATGTTTTAAACAATGGTAACATAGCAGTAGGAAGAGATATTATACTTGGTACTATTCAAGATCCAGCACAAACCGTATATGCTAACACATTCAACACAGGTGTTGCATCTATAGTAGGTGGTGTGGGTCAAAACTTTACAGACTTCACATCGACAAGAATAACAGGTACGCTTCAAACAAATGCACAACCAAATATAACTAGCTTAGGTACTTTAACCAGTTTGAAAGTAGGTAGTGCCACTCCAGCTATAACATCTATAGTAACTTCACTGACAGCACCTGGTGATGATATTAAATTAGCTACAACTAAAGCTATTGTTGACTACATAGCAACAACACCTAACCCTGAAACATTGGCTCAAACTCTTATCGCAGGACAAGTAACTGGTGGTAAAGATATAATTGTATCCGCAGGAGATGACGTTACTTTTACAGATACATCAAAAGTTATACTAGGAACTGGAGCCGATGCTACAATAGAGCATGATGGGACTGATTTAAAAATACTTAATACACTTGGTAAAACTACAATATCAAATAGCTCTGGTGATATAGATATATCAGCAACTGCTACTACTAAAAAATTAAACTTAAACGGCACAGCTGGTGTTGAACTACAGTTTGGTACAGGTAAAAGATTAGAGACATTATTAGGTGGTGCTAAAGTAAGTGGTGCTTTTGAAGCTACAGGTATAGGTACATTAAATGGTATAGTGAATACTAACAGCTACACTGATTCAAGTGGAGATACTGGTACTGCTGGTCAAATACTTTCTTCAACAGGTGCGTCAGGTACTAATTGGATAGATGATCCAAATCCAACACCATACTCATGGTTAGTAGAGGCTGACAGTGGAAGTGGTAGTCCTTATACGGTTGCAAACGGTAATCAAATACATTTTAAAGGTGATACTAATATATCAACCTCTTGGAATAATGCAAATAAAGAAGTTTTAATTAGCTTATCTGGAACCTCTGTAACAGGTACAGGTGCTGCTAATCAAGTTACATATTGGGATGGTGCTCAAACTATAACTGGTGCTGCAGGTTTTACATTTGCAGGTGGCGCAACTGGTAAAGTAGCTATAGGTGGTGAACTAGAAGTTGGTGGCGTATTAACAGACGGTACATTTACTGGATCATCTGGTGCATATACAGGCTACGCAAGTATATCATCAACTGTTTTTGTTGGACCTTTACAAGGTAATGCAGATACAGCTACGGCTTTAGCTGCAGCAGGTACAGTTTCTATGTCAGGTGATACTGTTGCTGCTGGTGTAACTTACACTAGCGGTGGTAATGTTCCTTTAGTTTCAACCATATCAGACAGTGTTGTATACAACAAAGAACTATCTGGCTTTAATGCTACTAGTGGATCTGTTGCTAATGGCGATAGTATTATAGAAGCTTTAGAAAAACTACAAGGGCAAATAACAAATTTACCTCAAGGTTTAGTTTATCAAGGTGTTTGGAGTGCTGCTGGTACTGGAGGTGGTACACCTGATTTAACACAAGCAAGCTATAAAGTAAATGGTCATTTTTATATTTGTGATACTGCAGGTACAGCTGCTCCAAATGGAGCTGGTAACCCACCTAATGACTGGGATGTTAGAGACTGGGTAATATTTGCAGATGATGGTGCTGGTGGTGGAGTAGATGAATGGCAAAAAATAGATAACTCAAGTTTAGCTGGTGGTACAGGTACGCCTAATACTATGACTAAATGGTTAACTAATCAAACAATAGGTAATTCTAATATAACAGATAACGGTAGTGTAGTTACTATAGCCGATACCATAAACTTTACAACGCAAGGTAACAACACATTTGGTAACACAAGCGCTGATGTATCTTCATTTTTAGGTAACGTTACATTAAATGAAAATTTAATATTAGCTAAAGGTTTATCACTAGGTTCTAGCTATGGTACAGCTGGGCAAGTATTAACATCTGGAGGTGGAGTAAATGTAGCAAACACATGGACAACACCAACGGTTGGTACAGTAACAGGTGTAACTGGTTTATATGGTATAACTGTAGCTGGTACAAGTGCTGTCCCTACAATAGCTGTAACTTCTGATACAAACAACTTAGTACATTTAGCTACAGTTAAAACAAATCCTGTAGCTGCTGATACTATACTTATAAATGATAGTGAAAACTCAGATGTACTTAAACAAGCTACAATATCTAGTATCTTAACATTAGACCCCGCAAGATCTTTGTCAGCGGTTTTAGATGTTGGTAATACATCAGGTGCTAATAATATTATAATGGCTGATGATCAATCTATAAATCTTGGTACTAACTCTGATTTAGTTATAGATTACAATAGTGCTGGTAATTTCGGGAGAATAAGTAATACAAGTGGTCATTTGTATATACAGAATTCCGCTGACGATAGCGATATAATATTTAGAAGTGACGATGGCTCTGGTGGTTTAGCTACTTATTTTCAATTAGATGGTAGTCAAAGTCAAAGTAGGTTTTTAAAAGATGTAAAGTGGGATGATGATATAAAAGCTAAATTTGGTACTTCTGATGATCTTAAAATATATCACAATACCACAAATTCTTTTATTGATAATAACACTGGACATTTATATTTAAGACAACTTGCAGATGATAAAAATATTACATTTCAGTCAGATAATGGTTCTGGAGGTATTGCTACTTATTTTGAAGTCAATGGAGCTGTTGGTTTTACTATTAATTATAAAATGCAAAACTTCCAAGATAATGTAATGGCAACATTTGGAGGTGGTTCAGATTTACAGATATACCACGATGGTAGTAATAGTTATATAAATGAAAGTGGTACAGGGGTTTTAAGTATACAAAGTGATGGAACAGAAGTACAGATAAATAAAGGTTCTTCTGAGTATATGGCAAGATTTGTTACTGATGGTGCAGTAAAATTATATTATGATAATTCGTTAAAGTTTGAAACAACAAGTACAGGTGTTAGTGTAACAGGTGGTGGAACTTTTACAGAAGACATTAGTATTGCTGCAGGAAAAAAATTAAAATATTCTGCTAATTCTTTTATAACACCAGAAAACAATGTAACTGGTGCAGAAATTAGTACAGCAGGAGATTTTAGAATAAGTACAGGAAGCACACCAACTTTAGCGTTAACTATTGGAGGCACACAAAATGCAACTTTTGCAGGTAACGTAGAAATCGACGGTAACTTAACTGTTGATGGTAATATAATACATGGTGGTGGTAATAGTGGAACTTTTACTGGAAGCAAAAGTTTTACTGGTGGAGCTGCTGCAGCCACATTATTTAGATTAACAAGAACAACAACTGGAGCTTTAATTTTTGATGTTTATTTAACATCTGCAACCTCTGGATATTCTTGTAAAAAATACACTGTAGCACACATATTAAATACAGGTCCAACTTACAATAAAATAATAGATAGTGGCGCTGCTACAAACGGTGACTATGTAGTTACTTTTACTAATGATGGTCAAGGTGTAGGTGGTGATACTGTTAAGTGTGAAATTGCCGCAACTACAACTCAAGATATACATTATACAATTCAAGTCGGTCAAGGAGCAACTGCTGTAACTAGATATACATCATAACAATAATATATGGCTAATTTATCTAATATAAATAATAAGTTCCTAGTAACAACTGGAGGTAATGTAGGAATCAATGTTACTGGGCCTGTTACTAAATTAGAAGTTGCTCCATCAACATCAAATTCAAGTATAAAAGCTGGATCATTAGAACTACAATCTTATTCAGTTAATAATGCTTGGCTTGCGGACAACATATATTATAACGGGGCATGGTATCTAAGAAGCGCTGGATACGCTAGCCAGGTTTATTTTGGCTCTGGAGGCAATATTAATTTTAACAGGTTTGCAACAGGAAATGCGGGAACAGTTGCGACACCAGTACTAACAATGCAATTAGACAGCGCTGGAAACGTCGGAATTGGAAAAAGTCAATCAGGAAATGCAGCTTTAACAGTAAGAAGTTCTGCTGGAGGAAACACTGGAATAATATTAATTGAAGGAGATACTACTGATGATGGATGGGGTGTATATGCTACAACAGCTAATAAATATATTATAACAAGATTTACAGCTGGTTCGTATTCAGATAAATTTACTATTTTAGAAGGCGGCAACGTAGGAATCGGAACGGATTCGCCTGAACAAAAATTACACGTAGAAGGAAGAGGTATTTTTGATGGTGGAGCTTCTTCTGATATACTACAAATAAGAAATGATAATGGTAGTGGGGTTTTTGGCATAACATCAAATTTATTTTCTTTAGATTTAGCTTCAACAAGTAATTTTAGAATAAGACAAGGAAGTTCAGTGCCATTATATTTAAAATCAGATGGAAATTTAGGTATTGGAACGACTTCGCCAACAAAAACTTTACAAGTTAATGGCAGTATAGGCTTAACTACCGCGGCCACAGATGGCAATAAAAGGATTCATACATATCCTGATGATTACCATTCTTGGTATTATAAAAGCAGCGTAGTTAATAACCAGAGTGCTGATGTAATGACTTATTATCAACAGTTTTTAATACGTCATCAAGATTCAACAAATGTTTTTATTATTAGAGGCAATGGTAACGTAGGTATCGGAGAAACTACACCTGATCAAAAACTTAATGTTAGAGAGGATGGTGGCAGTGATGTTTTTCGTGGAATAGAAGTTCACAACAATGACCAATCGCAAGCTAGAGCGGGGATTTGTTTTAAAGCTTACGACTGGGTACAATCAGCTATTTGGCATGGAAGAACTTCCACAGCGGCTTATGCAGGTGCTTTAGTTTTAGGAACTAACCCTAACACAACTGATTTAACTGTTTCCGGTGTTACAGGTAGAATGTGGATATTAAATAACGGCGATGTCGGGATCGGAACGGATTCACCCACAGCTAAATTAGATATTAATGGCACGGTTAGATATAGAGGCAGTATCTACAATCAACTTTCGTATCAAGTTGTTGGTAATTATTCCGCTAACACTTGGTATACATTTGCTACTAGTGCTACCTTAACTCAAAGCGGTATTTATATTATAGTAGCTTATATAGAAGATTTCACGGCCGGTGGTGCTAATTATTATACATATGCTGCATCTACTAATTTCTACTGGAGTACAATAGGAACTAATAGAGTCACCGCGTTTAATTTCCCACCTATGTTAGGCACTGGTCACGCTACAGGTGTTATACCTTCAATTAGAATAACCCAAGAATTAGGCACTTCAGGAGCGTTGTCTAAGCTTCAGTGGCAAAGCTCATACACATACACTAATTTACAAAATGCAGGTGGAAAAATATTAAAATTTGATTTAAAAAGAATTGGAGCATAAATTATGGCAAACTTATCAAATATAAATAACGTATTACGAGTTTCATCGAATCTTAGAGTTGGTATAAATACAGATGCAGCTTCTTATGCTTTGGAAATAGGTGGAACTAATTCAGGTATTAAATTAAAAAATTCAGGTGGTAGTGGTAAAGTTTACTCTATTTTATCAGACACATCTGGTAATTTTCAAATATATGATGATGCGGCTGCAAGTGGAAGATTAGTTATATCTAGTGGTGGTGATGCAACTTTTGCAGGAACTGTACTTATTGATGGTGTTTCTAATTATACAGGGTTAGTAGTTAAAGGTTCTGGAGCATCTAGACCTGCTATTACTTGGTCAAATGTAAATCAAGGAGACTTAGGGATTATATATGGTACAGAAAACAATGCTTTGGTTATTGCAACAGGCGCTAGTGGATTAGCAGCTTTAACTTTAGACTCATCACAAAACTCAACTTTTGCAGGAAGTGTTACAGGAACAACAGCAATTTTTTCAGGATCTGGAACTATATTAAGTCTTAATAGAAATGCTCCTGGCACAGCATTAATTGAACTAAAAATAGCTAATACAATTGAAGGATATTTAGGTGCAACAACCGCTAAAAGTTTTGTTGTTTATAACGAGGCAGGTAGTGAAAAAGCTCATGTAGAAAATAATGGTAACATTGGATTATATGGATCTGCAATAAATTTTTTAATAGGAGATTTTGCTGAAATTAATTTTAGAGAATCAGGAGCTATAACCATAGATTCAGACAATAACCAATCAATTAGAAGCTTTCAATTTAAAGATGGAGATGGTTCAAGTTTAATGTTTATTAAAGATACCGGCTACGTAGGAATAGGAACGACTTCACCTTTAGTTAGGTTGCAATTAGAAAGAACAGTTTCAGCGACCACTAGTAGAACCGCACCTGTTAACTTAATGTATTTAACAAGTGAACATCCTAGCGTTGGTTATACTGGTTTTGGTACCGCTATAACACATTATTCAAGAACTTATCAAAATTCAACAAAAACAGAGCAAAGTAAAATAGCTTTTACTCAACAAGGAGATTCAGTTTCTACATCGGGAAGTACTATAGATTTTTACACAAAAACCCTATCTACAGGAAGTGCTGCTCCAGAAATTAGAATGAGAGTTAACTATAACGGTAACGTCGGGATAGGAACGATTTCGCCTGAAAGAATTTTACATTTAGATGCAGATCAAGGTCGAGCAATTATTCAATTAGATAAAGGTGGCGATAAAATAGTTTCAATAGGTACAGGATCTTCAGCAACCGGAGCTGATGACACTATACTTCAATTAATTAACGAAGGTGTTGAAAAAGTAAGAATATTTACCGAAGGTAATTCGTGGTTTAACGGTGGCAACGTCGGGATTAATACGACTAGTCCTAATAGTAAATTAACCGTATCAGGGCCAGCCACTCCTTCATTAGCTAATGGAGAAAATTCAATAAGGATAGAAAGTCATTCAAGCGCAGCTGCATCACCAGGTGTGCTTGGTAATGGAATAAATTTTGCTCAGAAATGGTGGTCAGGTAGCGCCGATTTAAGGGTAACAGGTGGTATATATGGTATAAAAAATGCTGGAAATGGTACATATGGAGGAGGTTTAGCTTTTTATACACAACCAAGTTCTGCGGCAGACATGGCTCAACGCATGGTTATAAATACTGACGGCAATGTTACAAAACCTACTAGTTGTGCTTTTTCTGCTAGTACTGTTACACCTGGTGTTTCTGTTGGTACTACAGAAGTAAAAATTGCTTATAGTAGTGAGCAAGTAGATGCAAATAGTAATTATGATACAACAAACTATAGATTTACAGCGCCTATAGCAGGAAATTATTTAATTGGCACAAATAACACTTGTAAAATAAACACTGGTGTTACAGTATACATGGCTATATATATTCGAAAAAACGGTGTAGGAACTTCTTACAGATTTAGAGGTGGTGGAGTAGATAATGATGTTAATGATTGGTTTGGTATTAACGGAAGTGTTGTTATGCCATTAGCTGCAGGTGATTATATAGAGTTATGGGGTTATGCTAACGCTGGATCATTTCAAATAGTAAATACTGAGGGTCATTTTTATGGCTACTTAATAGGATAAATAAAATAAATGGCATCATTATCTAATATAAATGGGATATTTGACGTTCACTCTACAGGTGCTGTACAATTTAACGGCAATCATGGTACGGCTGGACAGATATTAAAATCAAATGGTAATGCAGCACCGACTTGGATACCACAAAGTGATATTGTAGGTGCATACCTACCTTTAGCTGGTGGTACACTTACAGGTGCTACGGCTACAGCTTCTGGTATATCATTTACTGTTGGGGGTGCTTTAACTGGAACAACTGCAACTTTTTCAGGTTTTACAACAAGTGCAACTGGTTTTGGGATTAACTATGTTCCTGGTGCTACTGTACCTATGGTTATACTTGCTAATGCCACAACTTACGGAATATTTTATAGAGAAGCCACACCGGATTATATTGAATTTAAACACAATAATGTTGTACAACAATCTTTTGATGGTTCTGGAAATGTTACTATAGCTGGAGATTTTACTGTTTCAGGAGGTGATATAACTTTAGGAGGCACAGGTAGAATACAAGGCGTTGATACAGTTACCGATAGCACTGATGCTGCTAACAAAGCTTATGTTGACGCTCATCCAGGATCTGGAGGAACAGTAACTTCAGTAGCTGTAACAGCAGGCACAGGCATAACGGCTTCTGTTGCAAATAGTACTACTACACCTAATATAACAATAACAAACTCAGCTCCAAATATAGTTCAAACAAGTGTTACAGGTGCATCAGGTTATTTAGATACTAATAGAGGAACACCTAGTGATGCAGCACAATATTGGCAAGCATCTGGTTTAGGAACAACGGAAGCTCCAACTGGAGATTGGTACACAACTTTACGATTAGGACATGGTAATCCAACCACTTACTATAGTAATACGTTAGCGATTAAAATGACTGGTAGTGGTACTGGTGATATATATACACAAAATCTTCAGAATGGTACTTTTCAAGGTTGGAAAAAATATTGGAACGATTCAAATCTTCCTAGTGGAAGTGGAGTAACTTCTTTAGTTGCAGGTACAGGTATAAGTTTAACTAATGCTTCAGGTCCAGCTGTAACCGTAACAGCTACAACTCAATTTAGTGGACCTACTTTTACATCTAGAAATAATACTAATGGTATTGCTGTAGATTCCGCTACGTCTAACATGTCTGGTTACATACACACTTCTTCAGCCGCTGGTTATGCCGACGGAGGGCTTTTTGTTGCTGCATATAATTCATCTTGGGTTTCTCAGATATTTAGTAATTTTAGAACAGGTGAAATAGCCGTAAGAGGTAAAAATAGTGGAACATGGCAAGGTTGGAGAACAGTTTGGGATTCTGTTAACTTACCTAACCCTGTTCAGTCAAGTGGAGTAACTTCAGTTGCTACAGGTTCAGGACTTACAGGGGGAACAATTACATCAACAGGTACTTTGTCAGTAGATAGCACTGTTATAAGAACAACAGGTAATCAATCAATAACAGGTAACACAACGTTTTACCCTTCAAGTACAAGCACAAGTTATAGTACTGCGGCTATAGAACTAATGGCTTCTTCAAGTGGCACAAGCGGAACTCCACCTAGAATATCTTGGCATTGGGGAGGTGTAGTTGCATCATCAATAACAATTGAAGCAAACGGTACAATAGCTGTTAGAAATAATCCTGGTAATGCTTATGAACAATTTAAAGCATCAATTATAACAGCTACAAGTAATTTTTCAGGTAATCTCACCGGTAATGTAACTGGTAATGTAACTGGTTCTTCTGGATCATGTACAGGTAATTCAGCAACAGCAACTTTAGCTACAACAGCAACTAATGCTAACAATGTTGTTATTACCGGATATGGAAACAGCACTTTTACTTTTTATCAAAGCTCAGGTTCATTTTCAGGATTTAGCGGTTGGCATAATTATTACATAGGTAACCACGGTAATGGTGCAAATTATTATAATACAATAATTGCAATTCCTTTTTGGGGATCTCCAAGATATTCAAGATTAGAGGGTAATGTACAGAGAGGGCCTTTTGAATTTTGGACAAGCGAAAGAACAATTATATCAACTCACGATGTTACAGCACCAAGATACTATGATACAAACACAACATACTATGGGGATTTTGCTAGCACAAGTAATATAAATGCTTTAACACTTGTTGGAACATTATCTGGGCAAAATGGTTATTTTCTTCAAGATGTAGGTATAGGTTTTAACTCAGGTAATATAGGTGGTAAATTAAATATACAAATAAATACCTCAAGTGGTATTGGTATTAAAAACAATCTTAATGGTGTAAGTAACCCAACAGGTTTATTATCATACACATCTGCTTCAATGAATGCTGGTGGTTATCATTTGGTTTTTCAAGCTGCTCCAACATCTGGATCTGATACAAATATGTTACTATGTAATTTAAATGGTAACCTGAGAAACAGAAATAATTCTTACGGTCAGTATTCAGATGAAACTATAAAAGAAAATATTACTGATGCAACACCTAAGTTAGAAGATGTTAAAAAATTAAAAGTAAAAAACTTTAATTTTATAGGAGATGATTTAAAACAAATAGGATTAATAGCACAAGAAACTGAAAAGGTTTTTCCTGGATTAGTAGAAGACGATTTAAATCCACAAGGTGATAGAATAAAATCATTAAAATATTCAGTACTTGTTCCAATATTAGTTAAAGCAATACAAGAGTTAGAAGTTAGAGTAAAAGAATTAGAAAACAAATAATAAATGGCAATAATATATTCGTATCCTCAATATGCTCCAAAACCGGAAGATTTACTTATTGGAACTGTAACATTAGATGAAAATGCAGTTGTACCAATATATGACAATCCTACAGTTAGTTTTACAATACAAAGTTTATTAGATATGATTGCACCAATAACAGGTGCTCAAAATTTACAACAAGTAACTAACATAGGCGCTACAACTTCTAATGCAGTTACGTTTACTAGTGATATAAAAGTAACAGGAAGATTTTATGATTCAAGTGGATCACCTGGTTTAGCTGGCCAAGTTTTATCATCAACAGTGACTGGTACATCTTGGATAGTTAATTCGCCTGCATCAGTAACAAGCGTTGGTCTTACCATGCCTGCAGCATTTACAGTGGCTAATTCACCTATAACAACAGCTGGTGTTTTAACAGTTACAGGTGCGGGTACAGCTGCACAATACATAAATGGTTTAGGTAACTTAGTTACTTTTCCAACTATACCAACACCTTATGTTTTACCAGTTGCTACAACTGCAGTTCTTGGTGGTATAAAAATAGGTTATACAGAAGCTGGTAAAAATTATCCATTAGAATTATCAAATGAACAAGCGTTTGTAAATGTACCTTGGACGGATACAATATACACTCTACCTTTAGCCGCTGATGGCACAAGAGGTGGTGTACAGATAGGTTATGTAGAAAATGCAAAAAATTATCCTGTAGAACTAAGTAGTGAAAAAATGTTTGTCAATGTTCCCTGGACTGACACGCCTTATGTTTTACCAGTTGCTACGTCTTCAGATTTAGGTGGTGTTAAAATTGGTTATACAGAAAATGCTAAAAACTACCCTGTAGAGCTTAGTTCAGATCAAATGTTTGTTAATGTACCTTGGACAGATACACAAAATCCATTTCAAACTATTACCGGTACTGGATCAGACAACACTAATTCCGGTGTGTTATTAAGTAACAGTGGTGGAACGGTTTTAATATTAGGTAGTGGTAGTGTTACAGCTGCACAAACAGGAAATACAATAACTTTAACTGGTACAGATACTGGTGTAACAGGAGTAACTTTAGCCACAGCGGATTCAGCAGGTGCGCCTTTAGTTGAAAGTATAGCTAACAGAGAATTAACTTTAACATCGGCTAAATATATTGGTGGTGCTAATGTGGGTTACGTACCTGAAGGTGGAACTGGAACAACTTATTTAAAAGGTGATGGAACTTGGGCATCAATACCTACAGGACTACAATTTCAAGGCACATGGGATGCTTCAGGCGGAGGCGGTGGTAATCCAAATTTAACTTTAGCAGGTAACAAAGGCGCGGGGTTTTTATGGATATGTGATGTTGCCGGAACTGCTTACCCAAATGGTGGATCAAATCCACCTAGCACTTGGGCTTTAGGTGATTGGTGTGTTTATGATGGAACTGCTTGGACTAGAGTACCCGCTACAAATGCTGGTGTAACTAGTTTAACAACTACTGATGGTACTTTTATTGATTTAACACCTAATACTGCAACTACTGGTGCTGTGACTGTTACAGCTGATCTAAGTGCACAAGATGGCACTTCTGATACTAGTACAAAGTTTTTAAGTAAAGATAACACCTGGGATGTTCCTAGTTATACTACAGATACTAATACACAAAACATATATACAAACTCTTGGCAAGCATCTACAAACGATATAATATTAAGAAAAGTTTTAAGTGGCGCTGGAAGTGGAACACAAGATATAAAAATAGTTAAGGGTGCTAATATAACTTTTACATACACCGATGCAGATAACTTTACTATTGCAGCTACAGATACTCAAGAAAATACAACTTGGTACATAAGAGACTCTGATGATGCAGATAAAACAGTTAATAATTTAAAGTATTTAAAGTTTGTTACAGCAACAGGAACATTAGGTACGGCACTTACAGGAGCTGGTAGCACTGGTGATCCTTATATAATGACGCTTACGTCGCCTGATACAAACACTCAAAACACGTATACAGCGGGCGCAGGTTTAAGTTTGTCTAATTTTGTATTTTCAGCAGATATAGATACAACTGCTGCTAGTCATGCAACTAATAGTTTATCAACTGATTCTACAAGATATTACGCTGTTCAACTTGATAATAATTCTACTGCTGCTGATAGAAAAATGGTTGTTAACGTGCCTTGGTCAAGTGGTGGAACATATAGTTGGAAAGTAAGAGACAATGCGTCTACACCTGTAAATAAAACTTTGCTTACTGGTGAGTTTTTACAATTTAAAACTGCAACTGGAGCTTTAGCTACAGGATTAGCTGGAGCAGGTACAACTACCGATCCTTATGTGATGACATTAACATCACCTAATGACAATGATAACACGTTATACACTTTAGCTGGAGCTGCTGATGGAAGTGTTGCTGCTAATTATAATTTAGTTTTATCAGCCGATGGAACAGCTCAGAACACAATGGTGTTTAAAAAAGGTTCTAACATTACGTTTACAAGAGCGGCAAATTCTTTAACTATTGCTGCGGCTAATGATAACGATCAATACACTTTAGCTGGTGCAGCAAGTTCTACAGCTGGAGAATATGATTTAGTTTTATCTAACGATGGAACTGAACAAGATACAATGGTATTCAAACAAGGCTCTAATATTACTTTTACAAGAGCAGCTGATTTGTTAACTATAAACCGCAACAAATACTTGGAATGCTAACACAAAAACAATTCCGGGTTATGTAGCTGCCCCAGGTGCTGTCGCTAGTAAAGTTTGGAAAACAGATGCATCAGGTAATCCAGCTTGGAGAGATGATGCTGACACTCAACCTATAACTTATACGATTAGTGTGGCAGCTCCTGGTAGTAATAACACTAATGTAACTATAACACCAAGCGCAGGCACTGCATCAACCATACAATTAACAGCTGGAACTTTTATAAAAACAACACCTGCCGCTGCTTCGGCTCAAACAACTTTAGATTTATCCGCATCAGGAACAGCTAGTAGTTCAACTTTTTTAAGAGGTGATAACGCTTGGGCTACACCACCTAATGATGACACACAATATACGGCTGGAACAGGTTTAAGTTTATCAAATGAAGAATTTTCTATAGACAGCACCGTAGTTACATTAACAGGTACACAAACTTTAACTAATAAAACATTAACTACACCTGTAATTGATCAAATTTCTCCTTCAGCTGGTTTAGTACAAATTGATGGTGCTGGCACCGTTGATGGTGGTATTAAATTAATGTGCTATGCGGGTACTCACGGTCAAATATTAAAATCACAACCTCATAGCGCTGGTGTAACTAACACAATGTTATTACCAGCTGGTTCAAGTTCAACTTTAGTTTCTAACGTAAGCACAAGTACTTTAACCAACAAATCAGGTAATATATCCATGTGGACCAATGACAGTGGGTATTTAACTTCATACACAGAAGCTGACACTTTACAATCAGTTACAGCAAGAGGAGATACCACAAATCAAAGAATATTGATGAACGGTTCTGGATCTGATGCTTATTTATATGTAGCTGGTAATGCCGCAACTACAGCTCCTACAAACGATCAAGGTATGGCTTTTGTTTATAACAACTCTGGTGGAAGTAGAGAAAATGAAATTTACTTTAATCCAGGTATTGTTACACCAGCTGAAAACGCAACTTATTATTTTGCCCTTATAAATGAATATTTAAATTCAAGTAGTAGCAACGCAAGAGTAACTGATACTTTATTTAAACTATATGGTAATGGTAATTTAGAATTAACTGGCCCAACAGCAACTTCAACAATAGCCAATACGTTTTGGAGAATGCCAAAAACCGCAGCACCTGGAACAGGTTATTATCTATCAAAAGCTTCAGGTTCTATAAATTTAGTATGGACAGCTCCACCAACAACAGGTGATATAACTAGCGTGACCGCTGGTACAGGTATGACTGGTGGTGGAACAAGTGGTGGTGTTACATTAAATGTTATTGGTGGTAACGGTATAACGGCTAATGCAAACGATATTACAATGTCTGGTTCTTATACTGGAGATCTTACAATAACTGGAGACGCTGTTACTGATTCATATAGGTTTAGAGCTAATCACTCAAATCCTACAACTAGTACAGCTACTTTATATGATCAATCTAATGTTGGTGCTACAATATCAGCATATAGATTTGCAGTAAGAAGTTATGATGGTACCAACATGCTGGCTTCAGCATTATTTACTGATACTTCTTTAACTGTTGTAGGTGATGTGGTAGCGTATGGTTCACCATCTGATGTTAGATTAAAAGAAAATATTAAACCTATTAAATCAGCTTTAGATAAAGTAAGTAAACTACAAGGTGTAACATTTGATTGGAAAAAATCTGACAGTATATTAGATATAAAAGAAGACGTTGGTTTTATAGCTCAAGATGTACAAAAAGTTATGCCAGAGCTTGTAAGAGAAAATAAAGACGGGATGTTATCGATGAGACATCAAGGTATAGCACCAATATTACTTGAGGCAATAAAAGAATTAAAAGCTGAAATAGAGGAATTAAAGTCAAATAAATGTAATTGTAATAAATAATGGCAGTACCAACTTCAGGATCATTATCTCAGCTAGCAATGGCTCAAGAAGCATTATATGCAACTTATGGTTCTGGTACTGTAACTGGACCAATATCTTTATATGATATGATTAATGGTGGCAATACAAAAGGTTCAGGTAATTCATATCCAACAGTTAATCAAGCTTGCACACCTAATCCTGTTGCGAATGGATCAGACGGAGAATTAAAATATATCGGCGTTCCTGGTTCTTATCCTCAAACACAAACTTTTTATTTTAATACTTCTCAAGCGGCTACAGTTCAAGACTTGGCAGTTGGTGATACTTTATACACAAACCCTGCGTTAACAACAACTGTTCCTGAAAGGCAAGGAGAATTATTTTGGGATCAATATCCAACTATGCAGTGTTGGTCGTGGTGTCAAACTGCGGGTAACGATGCAACCGTTATTAAGACAAATGCATCAGGAGTAATAACCTACATTGATTGTGCAGCTTTTTAAAAAATAAACTATGTCTATAGCTTGTCCTTATAATTTTTCAGCCTGGTACGGATATGACCAAGATTGTGTTGCTTATGATTTTACTTCAACTATGACTGTAGGTTCTTGGACTTTTAACCCTGGTAGTGGAATTAAAAACTATTATGGTTTTATAGAAAACTCATATGGACTTATGACTGATCAAGATTTTGATGGAAATGATATAATAAGACTTGGTTGGACAAATAACAATGGAGGTGAGGTTTTTTTATGGTTTGATAATTTTCCATATCCAGATTGGACAAACATAACAATAAACGGAACATCTTTTCCACAAAAATCATCATGGACTGCTGGTTTTGGTCAATTTACTTATTCAGCGTCAGCAAATCCTTTTGGTACAAGTGGTAATATAACTATAACAGCAATATACTAATAAATTAAAACAATAAAAATGGCAATTACTTACAAATGGAACATTAACCAAATGAATGCACATATCCAAGCTGAAGGCGAGGATAATGTGATTTTTACAGTACACTGGACTTATCAAGGAGTAGAAGAGTCTGGAGGACAACAATATCAAGCAAGTCAAATAGGCGCTCAAAGCTTTACTTATGTAGCTGGAGAACCTTTTGTACCTTACGCAGATACTGAAGCTTTTGAAAACGTAGTGATCGGGTGGCTTGAAGGAGCATTAGATGTTGACGCTATGAAAACAAGTATTGATGCTCAAATACAAAAACAAATAACACCTGTAAATGAAGATTTATATTTTACATGGAACATGCCACCTGCACCACCAGTGCCACCAGTGGAAGAATAGTGTAAGTTTTATAAAAAACAAGTGATACTATAATTAAACCTATATTGCTAGCGAGGCAATATTAACCAAAAATAAAGTTTAACCCTTAAAACCAAAACACGATGACTTATTTTTATTCGTTGAGCTCAAGTATGGGCCAACCACAAACACCGCAGATTACCGAAGAAACTATTAAGATCTGGAAACATTTATCCAAAAAGAAACATTGGAGAATAGTACAGTTACCTAATGGTTATTTTCAAACCGAACACCGTGACCTTGTAGAAAAAGACAAATGGTACGATGTAACAAGACGTGAAACTATGGAAGCCGCAGAGACTGCAATTGATGGTAGTGTTGATCACTATGCAAAGAAAGTAGATTTCTTAAAAGGACCTAAAGTAGTTAAGACGTTTAAATAATATCAATCAATCAAATCAAATTAAATTAAATTATGTCAAATGCAATTGTAAAGAATCTGAACTTTGGTTCTGATGCTAAAAACAATGTGTTTGCTGGTATTACAAAACTTACACAAGCCGTTAGCTCCACTCTTGGAGCTAGTGGTAAGTGTGTTATGTTAGAAGATCAAACCGGTGAACCTATTATAACAAAAGATGGTGTAACAGTAGCTGACGCTATAACACTATTAGATCCTGTAGAAAATATGGGAGCAACATTATTAAGACAAGCAGCTAGAAAAACAGTTAGAGAAGCTGGTGATGGTACAACCACTGCAACAGTTCTAGCTCATGCTATTTTAGAAGAAGCTTATAAAGTTGCAACAAAAGAAAACTCTAGAGATTTAAAAAAGCTATAGAACAGCAACAGATAAAGCTGTGTAGAATATTTAGAAACTGTAGCAATACCTGTTAAGGGTGAAATGATTGATCAAGTAGCTACTATCTCTACAAATAACGATCCAGAGCTAGGTAAAATTATAGCCGATGCATTTAGATCTGTTGGTGAACATGGTGTAGTAATGATGGAAACAACAGAAATGTCAGAGACAAGCTTTGAAGTTATTGATGGTATACAGTACGATAAAGGATTAAAAAATATACATTTTGTAACTAATCAAGATATTAAAACAGCTGAACTAGATAATCCATTAGTTTTATTAGTTGAATCACAGATAGATAATATTAGAAAAATACAAAGTGTACTAGAATATGTTATTAAAAATAACAAGTCTTTATTAATTATAGGTGATGCAGAACCACAAGTAATGTCTGCATTAGCTATGAATAAAATTAAAGGCAATATAAAAGTTAATATAATTGATGCACCTACATACGGTATTAGTAAAAAAGAAACACTACGTGATCTTGCTTTGCTTACAGGAGCTACAATTATAAATGAAGACTTAGGAGATGATATAGATTTAATACAACCAGAACAGTTAGGTCAATGTTTAAAGTCTGTATCTAGTGAAGCAGAAACAATTATACAAGTAGGTGAAACAACTCAAGAAGTAAAAGATTTAATTAATGAAATTAAAAATACTATTGCTGAAACTAAAATACCTGCTATTATAGTTAAAAATGAAAAAAGATTAGCTAGACTATCTGGTAAAGTTGCTATTGTTCAAGTAGGTGCTAATTCAGAAATTGAATTACAAGAAAAACGAGATAGAATAGAAGACGCTATATGTGCTACTAAAGCAGCAATTAAACAAGGTATTGTACCTGGTGGTGGTGTTGCATTATTAAATGCTTCTAAATTATTTCCACATAGTGAAGGTCAAAAAGTTTTATATGCAGCGATTCAAGCTCCGTTTAAAACAATTCTAAGTAATGCTGGTATCACAGATTACCAAGCACCAAAAGAATTGGGAGATGGAATTAGATGTTGTTACAGGAAATATGGTAAATATGATTGAGTCAGGGATTATTGATCCTTTACTTGTCACAAAAAGCGCTTTAAAAAATGCAGCATCTGTAGCTACTACTATTTTATCAACTGATTGTGTAATTAATAATCTTAGAATTAATGAAAGCAATAGGTAAAAATTTAATAGTAAAAACCAGTAAACAAGGTATTTCTGAAACAAAAGGTGGTCTTTTTTTAGCTGAAAAACAGAGAGAAGATATTAGATATACTGAAGGTGTTATAGTATCAGCCGGTAGTGATATAACTGGAATAAAAGAAAACGATGTTATTTATTTTGATAAAAATAATTCACATCAAATAGAAATAAGAAAAGAAATCTATACCGTGGTTCACGTTAATCACGTTGTAGTAGTGTTATGAGACTAGAGGCTTCTGATGTTAGAAATTTAAATCTTTTAAAACATTATAGAATAATCAGAAAGTGGGCTTGCAAAAATAACAACTTAAATGATGCGGATTTAGAATTACTAATATACTTCGATTGCATGGATCTTTTTACAAGAGAAGATTTTAAAATCGGTACATATTCTTATAGTTGGGACAACAGACGCTGGAACAGATTACTTAAAGAAGATTGGATAACGGTTTGGAGAAAACATAACCGCACAACTCAAAAGTACAATATCTATAAAGTTTCCTTCAAGTGTAAACAACTTATAAGTCGGATGTACCGTATTATGCTAGGCGAAGAAGATATACCTACATCATTACATCGTAATAAAATAATGAAAGGTAAAACCTATATGGATAAAGTAATGATAACATCCATAGAACACGTTAATAAAGATAAAAATAGATAATCATGGCAAAAAAAGAAAAGAAAGTAGAAAAAAAAGACTATTCTAAGCTTGACAAAAAAATTGATGCTTTAAAAAGTATTATTAAGAAGTTAGAAGAAAAGAAAAAATGATAAATCCTATCAACCCTAATAAGTTCATTAGCTTTAAGGATCAACAGTCTATGGGTCAATTAAATGATCCTCTTCAGACTGAACAAAACTTCTTAGCTAATAGAATGTCACAACCAGTTCCTGTGCCAGAGGTTCAATCACCTATGATGCAGCAAAAGAAAGGTAAAATGCAAACTGTACAGAATGATCCTAAGTTACAAAAAGGCAGTGACGCTAGTTATGGCATAAGTGGCTATGTTAATACTGAAAAAGAATACAAACAAGCTTTGCAGGAAAAAAATCATCCTAATGTTTATAGCTCTCCAGCTAAACAAACTGACTATCCTCATGCTGATACAAATAAAGGTAGGCCATATGTTGTAAATCAAAGACCTGGAGTTTGGCAACCAGGAACTGAAGACAGAAGTAAAGATACTTTATTTTTGCCAAACAATTTTAGAGGGCAAAAAGGAAAAATGATAGATGAAGATGATTATATAGATAACGCTAAAATAAACAAAGAGGAATATTTTCAAGTAGGCGTACAGGATCTTGAAGATCAAGGTAGAATAAAAATAAGAAAATAATATTATGGCAAAACAACCAGGACAATACGGACAAAACGTAATATGGGAAGCAGGTCTTAAACCTAGTAATTTAGTACCAGGCAACTCAAGATACGGTAGCAACTGCATGAAAATATCTCAAGCTCCAGTACCTTATAGCTCAGGACCAGTTACTAAAAAGGCTCAAGCTAATAATGGTGGTGGTAGAAGACACGTATCTGCAAAGTAAAAACTCACTAAAATGAGTGATAGAATAAGTGAACACATCTCGCTGAAAGAAGGTATTAAATCTCACACAGCTACTAGGTTAAGTATTAACAATACACCTAGAGAATTAGATTTAATTAACATGAAAACTATTGCTGAAAAAGTGTTTGAACCTCTACGTAAATGGGTAGGCGGTCCAATCGCTATAAATAGTTTCTATCGCTCACCCAAATTGAACTCTGCTATTGGCGGAAGTACAACCTCACAACATTGTATAGGATGTGCACTTGATATAGATGATACATACGGTTATAAAACTAATGCAGAAATGTATGAGTACATTAAAAATAACTTAGATTATGATCAGATGATTTGGGAATTTGGAACAGAGGATAATCCAGATTGGGTACATGTAAGTTATGTGTCTGAAGACATTAACAGAAGAAGATGTTTACAAGCTTACAAAGAAAATAAAAAAACAAAATATAGAATAATATAATTATGGCAACACCGTTACTTAAAAAAATGATGAAAGGGCCTAAATGCTGGAAAGGTTATGTAGCAAAAGGTAAAAAGAAATCTCCTAGTGGAAAGAAAAATCCTGATGGAAGTCCAAAAATGGTTAATAACTGTGTTAAAGTAGGTTCTAAAAAGAAAAAATAATGGCTTTTAATCTACCTAACGGACCCTTAGATATGAGAAAGACTACCAAAGGTAAAGGTAGAACTTTTAGAAAAACAGAAGAAGGTGCTGGTATGACTAAAGCAGGAGTAAAAAAATATAGAGCAGAAAACCCAGGTAGTAAATTAAAAACTGCCGTTACTGGTAAAGTAAAACCAGGTAGCAAGGCTGCTAAAAGAAGAAAATCATTCTGCGCAAGATCAAAAGGTTGGACTGGTGAAAGAGGTAAGGCTGCAAGAAGAAGGTGGAAATGTTAAAATAAAAAAAAAAAAATAAAACATTATGATTAGAAATTATTACACTGAAGCATATAAAGGAGGTATTGTACCAACTATAAGTGCTACTAACTTAATAGACGGCACGGCAAAAGTTATAGAAACAGTTGCTCAAGCGGGTGTTGTTAATGCAGCTACGTCTAAAACATTTGTTCTAACTAACCTTAATTTAATTATAAAAAGAGGTATGTACATGACAGCTCTTGCTGGATCTGGAGGTGTACCTGCTGTTTCAATTAATGATAACGTTATTGTTGAATCAGTTGTTTACGGAGCTACAACAACAACAGTTACTCTTAATAAACCTGTTCAAACTGCAGCTGCTCAAGCTTTAACTTTTTTTAGTATAGCTCAAAGCTCGTGGAAAGAATATAATTTATATATAGGCACTTCGCCTGCATCTTCTACTATATCAGTTTTAACTTCTTCAAATCAAGAATTAACATTTGTTAACCCTGCTGCTGGATTTGTATTACCAGTATCGGTTGTTCAAGTAACTGCTGTTTCAGGTGGATTAACTAACTTAATAGCATTAGACTAATGGAACCATCAAGAAAAGATATTAGAAAAGCAAATAAAGGTTTACGTCAAGCCAGAAGAGAAAGAGCTAGAGGTGTAAAAGAACAAGGTCAAGAAAACTATAGCTATGATGGCTATGAAAAAGGTAGATATAATAAAAAGGGTGATGATATAGAATATGGTAAAACAAAAAGATATTCTAAAAAAAATCCACCATTACAAAAGAAAGCGCCTTTTTACAAAACAGGATTTATGGGTATTAACCCCGATCATAAAGGTTATTGTACACCAATGACAAAAGCAACGTGCACTCCTCCTAGAAAAGCATTAGCTAAAAGACTAAAACCTGGAGGAGACTTATATAAAGGAAAAAAATAAAAAAAATTATATTATGCCAAACATTAGCAAGAAAACAGCTTACGACGTAAAGGAAGCTAGCAACCAGTCGCTATCAAAAAGCGCGAGAAAACATTATGCAGAAAATGCACAAGCAGGTTCTAAATCAGATTCAAAAAAAGGTTCTTGGGTCTCTAAACACTTTAAACATTAATTATGGGATTTTCAATGAACAGACCTAATATGAGTATATCATATGGAGGTGAATCGAACAAACAACAAAAGAGTAACTTGATGAAAGATAATCCAGTTGCTAAACACGCGTCAGCAATGAACATGTATGGTAAACATGATAGTCCTGCTAAAGCTTATGGAGGTAAAAAAAATCCTATACACCAAGCTAAACCTGATTACATTGATTTAGATGGTGATGGTGATACTAATGAGCCTATGAAAAAAGCAGCTAAAGAAAAAGGAGGATCACCTGCGACTAAAAAAGGATGTTTTAGTGGTGGTAAAAAATATAAGAAATAATGGGAAAATCAGGAACAACTAAATATCCAAAAATGTTCAACTTAGGATCTCCTTTTAAATTAGATCCTAATAAACGAATGGATAAGCTATCAGCTAAGCATAAAGAACTTTATGATCGTTATGAAATGGGTCAAACTAGTGAAGCAGAGGAGCAAAAAATGTACAAGCTAGAAGATAAAATGGATAGAGTAGGTAAAAGAATAAAGAAAAAAGAATCACCTGCTTCTATGATGGACAAACCCACGGCTAAACCTAAAATGGGTATGAAAGCTGAAATGCGTAAACTACCTAGAAAAAAAGTAAAATAATAAATAAATACAAACTAACCAATTAACAAACTAAAAATTAAAAACATGGCAAAATTTATTTCTATCAATGTAATTGATAACACAAACAGTGGTGTTGCTGGAGCTTCTCAATTTGGAGAAGGGGAACACCTAATCAATGTAGATAAAATCATTGAAATCACGCAAACAGACGTAAGTACTTTAACAGTATTATTAGATTCACCAGTAGGTGCTGCTGATATTGTAACATTAGTTGCTTCTATTAAAGATTCAGGAGCTGCTGTAGGAGCTGGAAACATTCCAGTAACTCCAATTGGAGCACCTTTAAAAGAGGCTTTCAACTATTCACTTACTGCTAACCCAGGAGGTGTTAAGTCTAAATGTATTTTAGGATTTGATCAAGCTACTCCTAAAAACAGAATGTACTGGAGATCATTCGTACAAGCATAATGAATAGAGGCTTAGGTGATAAAATAGAGTCTTTCACTAAAGCAACTGGTATTAAGAAAGTTGTTGATGCAGTGTCACAGGGTTTAAATATACCCTGTGGCTGCCAACAGCGTAAAGACAAACTAAATAAAATGTTTCCTGGAAAATAATGGCATTTAAACTAAACAACCCTCCGTATACTTATGACAGTACACCAATTTACAATGTAGGTTTAGAGGAAGGTGTGTTAGGAAAAGCAGACAGAAATGGAAGTATTTTAATAAGTAAAGATATTAAAGATCCAAAACAAATTGAAGATGTTATCAATCATGAAAAAGTTCATATTGATCAAATGAAGCGAGGTGATTTGGATTATGATGACAGTGCGGTTTACTGGAGAGGTAAACGCTACTCAAGAGCACAAATGCAGGAAGGTGCTAAAGATCTTCCTTGGGAAAAAGAAGCTTATGCCAGATCCTAAAAAGAAATTTAAAGACACAACGGTAGGTAAACTATTGTTTGGTGCTGCATCATTAGTTAACCCTGCGTTAGGTAGTGTACTAAGTGGTGTAACTTCACCAGCTGAAGCTATTGCTGCTATCGGTAAATCTGACGTAAGTGGTGAAGATAAAATAAAATTACAACAACTTATATTTGAACAACAAAATAAAGAGATGGAAGCTGTTACCTCAAGGTGGCAAGCTGACTCAATGTCAGATTCATGGCTTTCTAAAAACGTACGCCCACTAGTATTAGTGTGGTGTATTGTTATATTTTCTATTGCTGGCTTATTAGACAGTGTAGATTCAATACCGTTTCACATAGGTGTAACCTGGAACGACACATTTGAAAAAGTAATGATGTCTGTTGTGTTAGCCTATTTGGCGGACGCACGACAGAAAAAGGCTACAAGTTTATTTAAAAAATAAATAAAACCTGTAACTATATTAATACATTAATAACCAATTAAATTAAATTAAAATGAGTGAAGTAAAATCAATTTCCAAAGACCAATTAGAAAAGATTCAAGATTTTCAAAAAGAGTTAAACAAACTTTTAAATGAAACAGGTTTCTTAGAAGCCCAAAAAACCGCAGTATTAGCTAAGTTCCATGAGGTTAACAAACAAACTGAAGACTTTAAGAAAGAACTAGAAGAAGAATACGGTTCGATTAATATTAATCTTGAAGACGGTTCTTACACTCCTATCGAAAAAGAAGAAGAAGTTAAGGAGTAATGTCATCTGTTATTAGAAAAATCAGCATCGGATCTGATTACAAAACCTGATGCGATGCATTATTCTTTGACTCAGTCAGTGTATGGAGGTCACACTATATCTCATATACTCTTTGACAGCAGAAGATAATTCTTATAACATTTACATTAAAAAAAACAACGAGGTATTGCCGTGGAAGAAAGTTTAACTCTAACATGGCAATATCCGTTGAGTATGATTTAGAATACTAATGAAAAGTATATTTGACTTTTATCGTTGAGCCTTATGGCCAGCGATATAATAATGAAGTTAAAGTAGGTGACAAAAGCCTTATAATTAACACTCAGTCAGAAAGTTTTAAATCTGTTAATAACATAGCTAAAGTTATAGCTGTACCCAAAGCTTATAAAACACCATTAAAACAGGTGATTTAATTATGATTCATCATAATGTATTTAGAAGTTTTTACGATATAAGAGGACAAGAGAAAAAACAGTAAGATCATATTTTAAAGATGGTTTATATTTTGTTCAATTAAATCAAGTATATTTATACAAATCTAAAGACAGATGGCAAGCTTTTGGCGATAGATGCTTTATAAGTCCAATTCATAACAATGATGATATAGACGCTAATTTAGAAGAACGCCTTGTTGGTATATTAAAATATGGTAATAGTTCGTTAGAAGCGTTAAAAATCAACGAGGGAGACCTTGTAGGTTATTCACCGTTTGGTGAGTTTGATTTTGTAGTTGATGGCAAGCGTCTTTATTGTATGAAATCAAATGATATTGTAATTAAGTATGAACGTCAAGGAAACGAAACAGAATATAATCCTAGCTGGGCACATAGCAGTTGAGGAACTTATTAAGGTGGCAAAAGAAGCTATAGTTGATTCTGATGATGATATATCGGCTGATAGATTAAAAAATGCTGCTGCAACTAAAAAATTAGCTATATTTGATGCTTTCGAAATACTTAACCGTATTAAAGAAGAGGAAGATATGTTAAATGAAAAACCAAAAGAAGAAAAGAAAAAGCAAGCTTTTGGAGGTTTTGCAGAAAGAAGATCTAAGTAATGTATAAGCAAACATTATATAAAGTAATTGACCACATAAAACCACATGTAATAAAAAGATTAAACAAATCTAAAAAGTGGGAGTATGGTTATAACAAAGAACATGATGTTATTGTTATATCTAAAACTGGTCAGATAGGTGAGGTTTATGAAATACAAAATCTTAAAATAGCATTACCAAAAGAAAAAGATGTTAACAAGGATTACGACAAGTGGCAAGTACACGAGTATCCTAAGCATTAAAAAAGATTAAAACAATATTTGACTGGAAACAATATCCAGATGATTTTAAAGAAAAATGGTATGCATATATTGATAGAGAATTTGCTAGGCGCCACGAAGGCTATTGGTTCACTAATAAAGGTAAAGCTACTTATATTACTGGTACTCATTACATGTACCTGCAGTGGTCCAAGATTGATGTTGGGCAAGCAGATTTTAGAGAAGCAAACAGATTATTCTTTATATTCTGGGAAGCTTGTAAAGCAGATAAACGTTGCTACGGAATGTGCTACCTCAAAAACAGACGGTCTGGTTTTTCATTCATGGCATCAGGCGAAACTGTCAACCTTGCCACTATCTCTAGTGATGCTAGATACGGTGTCTTATCAAAGTCTGGGGCTGATGCAAAGAAAATGTTTACCGATAAAATCGTACCAATTTCCGTCAACTATCCGTTTTTCTTCAAGCCGATTCAAGACGGTATGGATCGGCCAAAAACAGAACTTGCATACAGAGTTCCAGCTAGTAGATTTACAAGACGTAAACTAGATAGCAACGAACAGTTAGAAGAATTAGAAGGATTAGATACAACTATTGACTGGAAAAATACAGGAGATAACAGTTATGATGGTGAAAAATTAAAACTACTTGTACACGATGAATCTGGTAAGTGGGAAAAACCTGACAATATATTAAATAACTGGAGAGTTACAAAAACTTGTTTACGATTAGGTTCTAGAATTATAGGTAAGTGTATGATGGGATCAACGTCAAATGCTTTAGATAAAGGAGGTAGAAATTATAAAAAATTATATGATGACTCAGACGTTACCAGAAGAAACCGCAATGGGCAGACTAGCTCGGGATTATATAGCTTGTTCATTCCTATGGAGTGGAATTACGAAGGATACATTGATTCTTATGGATTACCTGTCTTTGAGACACCGCAAAAACCTAAAGAAGGGCCAGATGGCTTTCCCCATTGAAATCGGTGTTATCGAGCACTGGGAAAATGAAGTAGAAGGTCTTAAGGACGATCCTGATGCACTTAATGAATTATATAGACAGTTTCCACGTACTGAGAAACACGCATTCAGAGATGAAACAAAACAATCTTTGTTTAATTTAACAAAAATATACGAGCAAATAGATTATAATGAAGATTTAAAACACTCTAATGTTGTCACACAGGGTAATTTTCAGTGGGAAGAAGGAATACAAGATACAACAGTTATGTTTGTACCAAGTAAACAAGGTAGATTTCTTGTTTCATGGATACCAAATATAAACCAACAAAATAGAATACTTGTTAAAAATAATAGAAAATATCCTGGCAATGATCATATGGGAGCTTTTGGATGTGATAGCTATGATATATCAGGAACAGTAGATGGTAGAGGATCAAAAGGATCTTTACACGGTTTAACTAAGTTTAGCATGGAAGATGCGCCTCCTAATTTATTTTTTTTAGAATATATAGCTAGACCTCAAACTGCAGAAATATTTTTTGAAGATGTACTCATGGCTTGTATATTTTATGGTATGCCTATACTCGCAGAAAACAATAAGCCAAGATTGTTATATCATTTTAAAAGAAGAGGTTACAGAGGTTACTCTATGAATAGACCAGATAAAACAATGCATAAATTATCTGTTACAGAAAAAGAAATAGGTGGTATACCTAATTCTAGTGAAGATGTTAAACAAGCTCATGCTGCTGCTATTGAATCTTATATTGAAATGTTTGTTGGTTATAACAATGAACAATATGGTACAATGTATTTTCAAAGAACATTAGAAGATTGGGCTGCATTTGATATAAACAAAAGAACAAAACACGATGCATCTATTAGCTCTGGCTTAGCTATATGGCTTGCAATAAAAATAAATATAAACCTGTGCCGATTAGTAAAGAAAAAGTTAGTTAAACTTTAGTAAAGTATACAACGAAGGTTATAATTCAAAAATTATTAATTAGATGATTAATACGAGTACTAATAGTTCGTTTCCTATCAGGTGGTACCTGTCGCGAGAAAAGCGTAGTTGGGATATGGCTTACTTGTTGCAAGGCAATTGAATACGAATGGTTTAGAGGCGGAAGAGTTAACAGGACAGTTGGCAATAAGGTTTTCAAAACTTTAATAGATTAAGATTATACGCTAGAGGTGAACAACCTGTCAAAAATATAAAGATGAATTATCAATAAACGGTGATTTATCTTATTTAAATTTAGACTGGAAGCCAGTGCCTATTATACCTAAGTTTGTAGATATAGTTGTAAATGGTATATCATCAAAAATTATGATATAAAAGCTTACGCTCAAGATCCTTTTTCACAAAAACAAAGAACTAACTATGCTTCATCTATATTAAGAGACATGTTATCAAAGCCTTTGCTTGATAATATACAACAAAATCTAGGTGTAGATGTTTACAATGTAGTTGATCCTGCTAATTTACCACAGTCAAAAGAAGAGCTTGAGGTTCATATGCAATTAAACTACAAACAATCTGTAGAAATTGCTGAAGAAGAAGTTATTAACAACGTATTAGATTTTAACAAATACGAATTAATTAACAAAAGAGTTACAGAAGATATAGTTACAGTAGGTATTGGAGCTGTAAAAACTAGTTTTAACAAAGCTGAAGGAGTGGTGATTGACTATGTTGATCCTGCTAATTTAGTTTATTCCTACACAAATGATCCTAATTTTCAAGATCTTTATTATGTAGGTGAAATAAAATCTATTACAATACCTGAGTTAAAAAAGGAATTTCCTAATTTAACTAACGAAGAACTTAAAAAAATACAAAAATATCCTGGTAGAGAAGCCTATATGAGATCTCCTAATTCAGATAATGATTTAGTTCAGGTTATTTATTTTGAATATAAATCTTATATAGACCAAGTATTTAAAGTTAAAAATACAGATAATGGTTTAGAAAAAGTATTAGAAAAACCAGATACATTTAATCCACCTGAAAATGATAACTTTGAAAGAGTTTCAAGAACAATAGAAGTATTGTTTACTGGAGCTAAAGTTATGGGAGTTGAACAAATGTTAAAATGGGAAATGTCAGAGAATATGACAAGACCTAAAAGTGATTTAACTAAGGTAAATATGAATTACAACATCGTTGCGCCTCATATGTATCAAGGTCGTATAGATTCACTTGTAGGACGTATAACTGGTTTTGCTGATATGATACAGCTTACATCACTTAAGCTACAACAGGTGATTGCTAGAATGGTTCCAGATGGTGTGTTTGTAGATGTAGATGGTTTAGCAGAAGTTGATTTAGGTAATGGTACTAATTATAATCCACAGGAAGCGTTAAACATGTATTTCAAACTGGTAGTATAGTTGGTAGATCGTTGACACAGGATGGTGATCCTAATAGAGGTAAAGTACCTATTCAAGAATTACAAACATCTAGTGCTAATGGAAAAATAGCATCTCTAATTAATACTTATCAGTATTATTTACAGATGATAAGAGACGTAACAGGTCTTAATGAAGCACGAGACGGCAGTTTACCAGACAAGGACGCTTTAGTCGGATTGCAAAAAATGGCTGCCAATGCTTCTAATATAGCTACTAAACATATTTTAATGCTAGTTTATATCTAACATTAAGAACGTGTGAAAACATATCTTTAAGAATAGCCGATATGCTTGATTTTGATTTAACTAACAACGCTTTAAAAGCTGCAATAGGTAAATTTAATGTAGCAACATTGCATGAAATAGATGATTTACATCTTTATGATTTTGGTATATACTTAGATTTAGAACCAGAAGAAGAAGAAAAAGCTATGCTTGAGCAAAATATTCAAATGGCTTTACAACAAAATCAAATATATCTTGAAGATGCTATTGATATTAGAGAAATAAGAAACTTAACATTAGCTAATCAAGTATTAAAATACAAAAGAGTTAAAAAGCAAGAAGCTGATCAACAAGCTCAAATGGCTAATATACAAGCACAAGCTGATTCAAATGCTGAAGCATCTGAAAGAGCTTCTATGCAAGAAGTACAGAAAAGTGAAGCTTTAGCTCAAACTCAAACACAAATAGAACAAGCAAAATCCCAGTTTGAAATTCAAAGAATGCAAACTGAAAACCAACTTAAGTTACAATTAATGGCTCAAGAATTTGAGTACGATATGAAACTTAAACAAATGGATGTAGATGCAAACACAGAAAAAAGAAGCTGAAATAGAAGATCGTAAAGATAAACGAACTGAAATGCAAGCTACACAACAATCAAAATTAATTAGCCAAAGACAAAATGATCTTCCACCTACTAATTTTGAATCTTCAGGTATTTCACCTGAAAACACAGATATGCAGCAACAGCCTGCGTAACTTTTATTAATTTTTATTATATTATATTATGTCAGAAGAAACACTAGAAGAAGGTACTTTTAAAGTAAAACTTAAAAAACCTAAACAATTAAGCAAACAAGATGAAACTATTAAAGTAGATTTATCTAAACCAAAAGAAGAAATTACTCCTGTAAAAGAAACAGAAGTAAAAGATACACCTGTAGCTGAACCTACAAATGTAGACGAACAAAAGCAAGAGTCCAGCGAGGTTGCTGAATCCAAAGAAGAAAAACCTATTATTGAAGAAATAAAAGAAGAACCTGAAGAAGAGGTAATTTCTATAGGTGAAGAAATGGTACAATCATCAGAACAGCCAATAGTAAAGGTGTCAGATGAAATAAAACAAGATATTAATTTACCTGAAAACATCGAAAAAGTCGTAGACTTTATGAAAGAAACAGGTGGAACATTAGAAGATTATGTAAGATTAAATGCAGATTATTCTAATGTAGATAACGATACTCTATTAAGAGAGTATTATAAACAAACTAAATCTCACTTAAATTCAGAAGAAGTTAATTTTCTATTAGAAGATAACTTTGAGTTTGATGAAGAGTTAGATGAAGCAAGAGATATTCGAAGAAGAAACTTGCATATAAAGAAGAGGTTGCAAAAGCTAAAAGCCATTTAGAAGGTTTAAAGGGTAAGTATTACGAAGAGATCAAGTTGAGACCTGGTACTACTCAAGAACAACAAAAGGCTGTAGATTTTTTCAACGCTACAACGAAGAGCAAAACACAGCTCAACAACAACATGAGACGTTTAAGTCTAACACTAAAGATTATTTCAATAATGAGTTCAAAGGTTTTGAATTTAGCGTTGGTGAAAAGAAATTTAGATATGGAGTTAAAAACGTTAATGATGTTGTCGATAGTCAATCGAACATTAATAATACGATCGGGAAGTTCCTGGATAAAAAAGGTAATGTTGCAGATGTCAAAGGTTATCACAAAGCTATGTACGCTGCTGATCACGCTGATACTATAGCGCAGCATTTCTATGAGCAAGGTAAGTCCGATGCTATTAGAGATATTGCCGCTAAGTCAAACAACGTTGATACTAACCCAAGATCAAGAGCTCCTGAGGATGTTTTTGTTGGAGGGTTTAAAGTTAAAGCAGTGTCTGGTATTGATTCTTCAAAATTGACAATCAAAAAACGGAAATTTAACTAAAAATTATTATTAAAAATGGGACAAATTAATCCTGTATACGGCTCGATCGTGCCGTCACTACAACAACAAATCTTAAATAGCAACTACTTAAACTTTGCTAATGGAGGTGGAAATGACTTCGCTCAACAATACCTTCCTGAAGTTTATGAAGCTGAGGTAGAAAGATATGGAAACAGAACTTTATCTGGTTTCTTAAAAATGGTTGGCGCTGAAATGCCAATGACATCTGATCAAGTAATTTGGTCTGAACAAAATAGATTACACATCTCTTATACAGGATGTACACTAACAGGACCTGGTGCTGGAACTTTCGTTTTCAGTGTACCTACTAACGCTGCTGTTGGTGCAACTTCTATTAAAAATGCAATTGCTCCTAACGATACTATCGTTGTAATGAACCCAACTACTGGTGTTACATTAAAAGGTATTGTAGGTGCTGTAGCTGCAAATGGTGCTTTAACTAACGTTACTGCTTATCCATTTACTGCTGCTAACTGGGATACTTTAGGTATCGCTGCTGCTGCAGGTGCTGCTGGATTAAAGATATTCGTTTATGGTTCTTTATTTGCTAAAGGAACTGGAAGCGGAAACTTCTCAGTACAGCCACAATTTACTCAATACTCTAATCAACCAATCATTATCAAAGATAGATTTGAAATCAATGGTTCTGACACTGCGCAAATTGGATGGGTTGAAGTTGCTACTGAAGATGGTACATCAGGATACTTATGGTATCTAAAGTCTGAGTCTGAAACAAGACTAAGATTTGATGACTACTTAGAAATGGCAATGATTGAAGGTGAATTAGCTTCTGCTACTGGTCAGTTTGCTGTACAAGCTGCTGCTGGTAACATTGGTAATACTGGATTTAATGCTGCTGTTGCTGCTCATGGAACGCAAGGTTTATTCCAAGCTATCCAAACAAGAGGTAACATCATGTCAGGATTTTCTGCTGCTACTGGTATCAGTGATTTCGATCAAATCCTTAAAAACCTTGATACTCAAGGAGCAATTGAAGAAAACATGTTATTCTTAAACAGATCAACTGATCTTGGTTTTGACGATATGTTATCTCAAATCTCTGGTGGTTCACAAGGTGGTACTGCTTACGGTTTATTTGAAAACTCTGAGCAAATGGCACTTAACTTAGGATTCTCTGGATTTAGAAGAGGTTCTTATGATTTCTACAAAACTAGCTGGAAATACTTAAACGACGCTTCTACAAGAGGTGCTGTTGCAGTTAGTGGAATAGATGGTGTATTAGTACCTGCTGGAACTTCTACAGTTTATGACCAATTATTAGGTACAAACGTTAGAAGACCATTCTTACACGTAAGATACAGATCTTCAGAAGCTGATGACAGACGTTACAAGTCTTGGATCACTGGATCTGTTGGAGGTGTATACAACTCTGCACTAGATGCAATGCAAGTTCATTTCTTATCTGAGAGATGTCTTGTAACTCAAGCTGCTAATAACTTCGTGTTATTCCAAGCTTAATACTTTTTTAAAGAGTTAGGCGCTTCGGCGCCTAGCCCTTTATTTTTTTAATTATATTATATCATATTATGTCAAAGACAAAAGAAATCAAAACCCCTAAATGGGAGATTAAAACTAGAGTGTATTATTTATTACACGACATTACACCACTAACTTTTACATTACAAACCAAGCATAGTACTCAATATCCTTTATTATATTTTGATAAAAGTACAAACACACAAAGAGAATTAAGATATGCAACTAATCAAAACTCGCCATTTGTTGATGAACAACAAGGTGAATGTACATTAGGTCATGTTATATTTGAAGATGGAGTAATGACAGTTAGTGAGTCACAACAAAACTTACAAAAATTTTTACATCATCACCCTAAAAAAGGCAGTATATTTGCCGAGTGGGATCAAAAAGAAGTTGCTCAAGATGACTTAGCAGATTTAGATGCTGAACTAGAAGCTATGACGGCTGCTAAAAACATGGATTTAGATCATGCTGAAGCAGTTTTAAGAGTTGAAAAAGGATCTGAAGTTGCAACGTTAAGCTCTAAAGAATTAAGAAGAGACTTATTATTAATGGCAAGAAGAAATCCAGGTAATTTTTTAGCAATTGCTAATGATGAAAATGTTGGATTAAGAAACACAGCTATTAGAGCAGTTGAACAACATATAGTAAAACTATCACAAGATCAAAGAACTATTCATTGGGGATCAAATGATAGAAAACTATTAACTGTTCCTTTTGATGAAAACCCATATTCAGCTATGGCCGCATGGTTTAAGACTGATGAAGGTGTAGAAGTTTTCAGAACAATTGAGAAAAAGTTACAATAACATGTAACTATAATTATAGTGAAGGGTCACTTTGGTGGCCCTAATCACTATTAACTAAAATATTAAAATGGCAATAAACGTAAATACTGTATATCAAACCGTTTTATTAATACTAAATAAAGAACAGAGAGGTTATATGACACCTGTTGAGTTTAATAAAATAGGTGGGCAAGTTCAATTAGAAATATTTGAAAAATACGCTGAAGATATGAATCAGCAATTACGTGTGCCTCAAGTTGATTTAGACTATTCCGATAGACAAATTAACATAGATGAAAAATTATCTATATTTAAAGAAATAGATGCCGCAACATATACTACAAGCGGTTTTAGATTACCTTCACAATACTCCGGACTCTTCCGCAAATCAACAGTTACAGCTGTAACCCAGCTAATTAACATACAGCATTTATACAGGAAGCTATTAAGCTTTAGTCAAATACAATGGGGTATAGCAAGTTTGTTGCTAATGTTAATTACAGATGCTGAATATACTATTAACAAATGGAAATTTAACTTTTAACATCTCAACCAACTAGCGGAAACTATAGATTATAAATATATATCCTAAAGCAATTTTATAGATTAGGTACTGTTATATATACGCAGGAGCTTTACCTATACAAGAATTAGAAAGAGTTGGTATCAAGGAGTTATATCATTTACTAGGTTCTAATCTTACAAAACCTACAACTACAATATCCTATATATACTTACAAAATAATTACTTAAATGTATATCCTACAACTATACAAAGTGGTATATCAGTTAATTATTTAAGAAAACCTATTGATCCTATATGGAATTTTACATGGTAACAATCAATATGTTTTTACCAGCTACATCAAACAACTTTGAAATACACTCATCAGAGCAAACAGAACTTATAATAAAAATATTATTATATGCAGGTGTTGTTGTAAGAGATCGTGAAATAATAGAAGTTGCTGCGGGTCAAATACAACAAGAAGAAATGAATCAAAAAAGTTAATATATGCCAAGACCAGATGGTGGATTAGTCACCGAAACTAATAGACAATATTACGCTGGAGCACAGCAGCAGTACTCAGCAACAGGAGGTGTAGGTATAAATATAACATCTACTTTTGATACAAATTTAATATTTGGAAGTTCTGATCCTACTAACGGTCAATACGGTCTGAATAATTTTCTATTATATAAAAGTACAGATGCTTTAACATGGACTGAAATAACACCAGCTACTACAGTTCAAAACGCTGTAGCAACTGAAAATGGTGGGGTTGCATCAGCAACTATACAAATAGCGGTGGCTAACGCAAACATAATAGCTGGTATGAGTATATACGGTGGTGGTATAACTAATAATCCTACTGGTGCTAAAGTAGTAAGTGTAAATGGTGTTGCAATAACTTTAGACAAACCTATTGCTTTACCAGGTAATGCTACAACAGCAGTGTTGTTTCAATTTGATGAACCATATTCTATGGTTAATAATATTGTTACTGCAGCTATAGATTTACCAGCTAACAATTATTTAAAAATACAATTAAAAGAAACTGCTATAGAAGAAAACTATGGTAGTTATGAATATACTAGATTAACAGATGTTATTGATAATTTTTTAATAGCATATGTAGGTGCTGGTAAATTAATACCTAGCGTAAAAAGAACTGATGTAATATTTCATGCAAAACGTGGATTACAAGAATTTAGTTACGATACACTTAGAAGCATTAGATCACAAGAGCTTACTGTAAACAATGCTTTAAATGTTATTATACCTCAAGATTACGTTAATTATGTTAGAATGTCTTGGACTGATAAGTTTGGTGTTCAACATACCATATTTCCAGCAAATACATTAACAACAGATCCTTACGCTTCACCAGCTCAAGATAATCTTGGTACACCAACACAAGATAGTTTTGACTCTAATATAACTACTACATCACAAGTAGAAGCAGCTTGGGCATCTAATGATCCAAGAAGAATTTCAGGAGCATTTACCGCACAAGATGAAAACGCCGCAGACACTTTAAATCAAAATAACTTTTATGAATTAGCTTTAGGTCAAAGATATGGTCTTAACCCTGAAACTAGTCAGCGTAATGGTTGGTTTACAATAAACGACAGAGAAGGTAAAATATCTTTTAGCAACGATTTAAAAGGTAAGCTTGTAGTTATAGAGTATATATCAGATGGAAATGCTTATGATCTTGATGCTAGAATACCTAAGTTGGCAGAAGATGCTTTATACTCTCATATTATACATTCAATATTATCTGTTAGCGCTAAAGTACCAGAATACATAGTACAGAGATTTAAAAAAGAAAGAAGTGCTAAACTAAGAAATGCTAAGATTAGATTATCTAATATAAAACTTGATCAAATAGTTCAAGTTATGAGACAAAAATCTAAATGGCTTAAATTTTAATACATGGCTGAAATAAAGAATAGCTTTCTAAGGTCCAAGATGAATAAAGATCTTGACGACCGATTGATTCCTAACGGTGAGTATAGAGATGCAAACAATATATCTGTAGGTAAATCTGAAGATGATGATATAGGCGCATTAGAAAACATACTAGGCAACACTTTAGTTCAAGTTAGTAATACAGCAAATGCAAATGCAGAGATTATAGGTTATTTTACAGATAATAACAATAGTATTGTTTATACATTTTTAACAGATAACGTAAGTCATTGGATTTACAAATATGAAGCATCTAGTTATACACTATTAGTTACAGGCTCTTTTTTAAATTTTAGTAAGTCAAGTCCTATCATAGGTGTAAACTTAGTGGAAGATCTTTTATTTTGGACAGATAATAGAAATCAACCTAGAAAAATAAATGTAACTAAAACATTAGGTTATTATACAAAAGAAAACCAAATATCAGTTGCTAAATATAATCCATACGAACCTTTACAGTTATTAAAGTCTACAACTAGTACGGCTGGAGCAGCGAGTAGCTCTACAACTATAACATTATCAGCAGCTAATGTAGCTATAAAAAAGGGTATGAATATCATTGGTCCAAGCATAACAGCTGATCAATATATATATGTAACAAACGTTTCTGGTACAACTGTAACTATAAACGTAGCGGCAACTGTAGCAAATTTAGATGTTTTAACATTTTTAACCACTACAATGACTGGTAAAGACATTACTTATGATTTTAATCAAGGTGGTGATTGGCCTGGTGATCCAGACTTTCTTCAAGATTTATTTGTTAGATTTAGTTATAGATTTAAATTTGATGATTTAGAGTATTCTATTATGGCTCCATTTACACAGCCAGCTTTTATACCTCAACAAAAAGGTTATTTTTTTGATGGCGATGAAGACGCTGCTTATAGAAGTACTATACTTGCTTTTATGGAAAATGGTGTACAAAATGTAGAACTATTAATACCTTTACCTGATCAACAAACTAAAATAGGAACAGCTGATACTGACAGTTATAAAATAATAGGAATAGATATATTATATAAAGAGTCAGACGCTAGAGCAGTTAAAGTTTTAGATTCAATAAACGTTGTGGATACTAGTTGGCCAAACCAAAACACTAATATTTACACATACAATTATCAGTCAAGAAAACCATTTAAAACATTACCAGAAAGACAAACGGTAAGAGTTTATGATCGTGTTCCTGTTAGAGCTTTGTCACAAGAAGTTTCAGGTAACAGAGTTATTTATGGTAATTATCAAAGTCAACATACTCCTCCTAATACGCTAAACTACAACGTTGGCGCTTCAGCTAAAAATACTACTACATTTACAAACTGGGCAGAATATCCTAATCATACATTAAAACAAAATAGAAATTATCAAGTAGGTTTTGTATTATCAGATAAATTTGGTAGACAGTCATCTGTTATTCTTTCATCGGTAGATGCAGGTTTAAGTTTGGCTGGAAACTTTTTTGGTGGTTCAACTTTTTATCACCCGTACAAAGCTAGTACTCAAAATTTAAACCAATGGTTTGGTGATGCTTTAAAAGTTGTTGTCAACGAATCAATAACAAGTGATACGGCAAACGCAGGCGAACCAGGTTTATACGCTGAAAAAATAGGTCAAGGTTTTAATACTACTGGTACTACAACTAATATAAATGGTAATACATTTACATTTACTTTGTCAACTGGACAAACAAACGTACCTACGTTAAATTCATACTTAAGAGGTGAATATACAGATTTTGTTAAAGTAACTAATGTAGCAAATGTTGGTTCGGCTTATACAATAACAACTGATGGAGAGGTTAATGATTTATTATACAGCTCTAATAGTAATAGCCCTGATGTTAAATTTGCTTATACATTACCAAATCCATTAGGTTGGTATTCATATAAAGTTGTTGTTAAACAACAAGAGCAAGAATATTATAATGTTTATTTACCAGGATTTTTAAATGGTTATCCAACTACTACTGGCGTTACAGACCCACCTGTTTTCCCAACTGATGAAGATAATAAAACAGCTAATGTTGTTTTGTTAAACGATAATATAAATAAAATACCTAGAGATTTAAACGAAACATCTGATCAACAAAAACAATTTAGAAGTTCAGTGCAACTTTACGGTAGGGTTAATAACAATACAGCAACAAGTAATGTACAGTTTTTTCCTGTAAATTCTGCAGCAGCTGGCTCACAGTTTTTACCATTATCTATGACGGCCGACACTATAGCCACAGCTAATGACTTATCAATGGGTGCTACCTATATAACAGTACCTACACCTCCTGCGGTTGTACCTTTATATCAACTTGAAACAAATCCTTTTATAGCTAGATTAGCAACATCTAATGCTGGAACAACTATTATAGGGACAACAGCCGCAACAATGAAACCTTATTTATCAATTGTTGAAACAGAACCTGTTGATAGTTTGTTACAGTTGTTTTATGAAACTACTACAGCTGGATTAATAGCTGATTTAAATGCAGATGTTGAAACTGGTTTTGATGGTGTAAGTCAACTTTCAGCGCTAAGCTATTCGCAGACAGAAGGCATGGCTGCTAACACAGATGTTACAGCTATATTTTATCCGCAGAATAATCAAGGTAGTAATTTTGCTAATACTCAAATAGCTCAAGTTGCTATCACTGTTGTTGACGGAGCGGGTACAACAAGAGCTACAGGTAACATAACATATGATGGCTCTACATTTACAGAGAACATAGGTGCTGGTAGTCAATTTAAAATTAAAACATCTGGTACAGGGTATAAAATAGAAACACTAGTAAATACTTTTAATTATTCTGCAGCTGGTTATAATGATGGTACAGCTGGAACTGTAAACAAAAGCTCTAAAGAAGTTTATAACTATACTTTTGTTTTTACAACCGTAGCCAACTCTGGTGGCGACACAAGTACAATACTTTTTACAGGTGAGTTAACTAATTTAGATCCTGTATTTGTAGATGGTACTTCTTTGCCAGACGTTATAGTTAGTGCTGGTGATAATATAGGTGTTACAAGACAAGGTTACAATGGATCAATAACTAATAGTAATTTAGGATTAAGATATAGTATTGTTTCACAATCACCAGGTAGTTATTTTCAAATAACTGATAATACAACTGGTGTTGTTACTAAAACAGCAAACTCTACGCCTATAGGTGTTTACACTTTACAATTAAAAATTGAAGATGCTATACTAAACAACGTTCCTCAATTAAATACTAAAAGTGTTACTAAGCAACAGGTTATAACTGTTGGCGCTGTACCTTTAAATTCTAGTTCAAAGTCTGGATGTGTAGCTCAAGGTGTAGTTAGCTCGGGTATACCAGCAACACAACAATCAGTTGTTCCTTATAATACAATTAGTTCAAACACAAGAACTGCTGTTTGGTATTTATCTAATAATACTTTAACGGCTAGTGATTTTAATAATCCTAAAATAAGTGGTTTAACTGTTTCAGCAAACACTAATGATTCAAATTTTATAAATAAATTAGGTAATGCTGTTACACAAGGTACTGTTGTTTTTCAATGTAATATGCAGCAGTTATATTCTTATGGTAGTTCTCAAGGTGGTCCTAATTTTACTACAATGAGTGTTGAATGGCTTGTTTATCATAGAGCAGATGCAAATGCTACTTGGCAACAAATAGATGACGTCAACGGTTCTAATATACAAGCAAATGGTGATTGGACAAACAGTACTATAAACAGCACTAGATATGGTTCAACTGCTTTTGCATTTAATTCAGTTGGAGAATATGCTATAGTTGCTAAAGATGCTTACACTGAATATGCAGGCGCTTACTCAGACTCATTATGTTTATGGGTTAACTCAAACGACTTATATTATAGCACTTGTGTTGTTGAAAATGGTGGCAATGTTACTGATAACAAAACTCCAAAAAGTTATTTATATAATCTTTCTTCACCTCAAACTGCATATACTTGCGCTACGGGTAATACAACTAGATATGCTCCAATGCCTTATTCTGAATATGTAGATATATTTTACACAGACGCTGGGTTGACAAGTACTTTTACACATCAATCAGCTAGCAACACAACACCGTTCTATGGGTTTTCAACAGCATCAAACCCTGCAGAACCTTTTAACCAAATAGATTCATCGGCTAAGTTTAATGCAAGTGGTATTAAAATAAGTGGAGATGCTAATACATGTAGTGATAAATTTGCGAGATCTTGTATCGGTTGTGCAAGACCTGTTCCTGGAACAAATGGCTGGACGTAATAATAACAAAAAACAAGTAATAATAAAACATGGGTGCTACTTTAGAACTTAAATATTTTAACTCATACTGGTTGAAGAAATTAACAAATGTTGTTGCTGAAACTCCATCAGCACCAGCATCACCGTATGCTAACGTACCTGAAGCATATACACCTGTTAATGCAACTGATTGGTTTATAGAAGAGTCAAGAATAAGAGGTGGTTATAATAATACATCAACAGATATAGGTGTTAAAGCTCATATAGTAGAAGACAATGCTAGTAACCAAAATAGGTTTAACTCTTTAATATACTCTGGAGTGTTTAATTCTAGAACTGGTATAAATCAAACTAATGAGTTTTCAGTAGCAGAAGATATAACTAGAAGCCTAGATCCAGCGCATGGTTCAATACAAAAACTATATGCAGAAGATACTAACTTAATTATATTTCAAGAAGACAAAGTAAATAGAGCACTTATAGATAAAGATGCTATATATTCTGCAGAAGGTTCAGCTCTAACTACATCTGGTAGATTAGTAATTGGACAGATAATAGCTTATCAAGGTAAGTATGGTATAGCTAAAGATCCATTAAGCTTTGCTGCTTATGGTTATAGAAAATACTTTACTGATAGAAAAAGAGGTTGTGTATTACAATTATCTACAAACGGACAGATCGTAGAAATATCTGGTTATGGTATGCATGATTTTTTCAGAGATCAATTAACCGACTCAAGTACTTCTACTAATGGTATTGTAGGTGGTTGGGATAACCATACTAAAAACTATATACTATCTATAAAGAAAAATAGATCAACTGGTTTTGTTGCTCAATCAGGAAACGCAGCAACTCCACAAACATACAACCAACCATCTGATGGTGTTGATGTAACATTAACATTAAATGCTGCTAATACAAATATAACAGCAGGTATGTATATATACAAATATACTACATCAGGTCAAATTGTTGGTCAACTATATGGAAGGGTTGAATCTGTAATATCATCAGGTAATCCATCGTCATTTAAATGTAACATAGGTACTCAAATACCTGGTAACGAAGTTTTAATATTTTACAATGAATCATTTAAAACCGTATCATTTGATGAAAGTGTAAAAGGTTGGACAAGTTTATTTACTTTTCAACCAAAACTAATGTTTAGTTTGACATCTACGTTTTTCTCTACAAATAGTGGTAAGATATATAGTCACTATGGCTCTAGTCCTTATGCTAATTTCTATGGTATAGAAAATGATTCTGATGTTACAGTTGTATTGAACGCAAAACCATCTACTGTAAAAGTATTTAAAACAGTTAACTATGAAGGAGGAAATGATTGGATAGTAGATAGTGTAGTTGCTAGTTCAGGTGATATAGCGTTAACACCAATAGCTAAATATGGAAACGTACCTAACAGCTTATCACTTTTAGAAAGTGAAATGTTTTCTAATAAATTTAAAAGAAAAGAAAATAAATACTTTGCAAATATTATAAACAACTCATCGCCAACGGCAGGGGAAATAGTATTTGGAAATAACATGACTGGTGTTAAAGGATTTTTTAGTACATTTAAATTTAAGCTAGATAACAGTATAAATCAAAAAAGAGAATTATTCGCAGTGTCCAGCGACACAGTTGAATCATCGTATTAATAGAATAAATTATGGGATTATTTAAAGCAATTGGCGGTATAGTCGGTGGATTTGCTAAAAAAGCAGCTGCTAGAAGAAACATGAGAGCGTATGCAGCCGAGAAAAAAAAGGCAAGAGCAGAGATGTCTAGTCTTGAAAAGAACAGACAAAAGGTAATTAATCCTTATGATAACTTTTCTAACTTAAGTTCATTAGCTAAAGATCTTAGTGGTAATTTAAGTAACCCATATAATAATCTTAGTGTTTCAACTGCTGGTGCTGAAATGCAAGCTGAAGAAGCTGATATAGCCTTAGCTAATACATTAGATACATTAAGAGCAAGTGGTGCTAGTGCTGGTGGTGCAACCGCTTTAGCTCAAGCTGCATTACAAAGTAAAAAAGGTGTTGCTGCAAGCATAGAAATGCAAGAGGCACAAAATGAAAAATTAAGAGCAAGTGGAGAAGAAAGACTACAAGCTGCACAGACTCAAGAACAGGTAAGAGTTCAAGGTGTAAACATACAAGAAGGTAGAAGAATGCAACAAGCAGATGCAATGGGTAGATCTTTTCAGTTTAATAAACAAGAAGCTAGAGACAATAGTAAAATGACTTTTCTTAGACAAAGTTATACAACAGCTAATGCTGGAATAAAGGGATCTAGAATGGCCAAAGCAAATGCTGTTGGTCAAATAGCTAGTAGCTTTGGAGCATTAGGCGATAGTTTAATGCCTAGTGCAGGCGCTGATTTAGGAGCTGAACTTAAACTACCAGGCACGGGAAAGGAGTAGCCGGAAGCGGCTCTAATACTTTTGGAGGTATGACTTCTACTAGTGATCTTGATATAAATTTTGGTATACCTAGTCCATATAGCAATACTTATAATAACAGAGATTTTGCAAAATATCTAAAAAATTAAATTAACAAAATGGGATTAAAAGAACAATTAATAAAAAACAAAGAAGATAACGAAGAGATCAAGTTTTACATCTCTGAGTACCAATCTTCACTCTCTTACAGGTTAGGAGAGGACGATACACCATCTCAGGACGTTAACTGGAGCTATTTCTTTGCTCCATACATAGAGCTATATGCAAAATTAAAATTACAGTTAGAGAATGGATCTAGTGAAAATCCTGTTGCAAGCAAGAAAAATTACAGAAAGTATATCTAAAAGTGTAGGCACGATACAAGAAAGCATGGAAAATATTGCGTCAAATACGGAGGTGTGGAACAAGATGGTTCAAATGGAAAGCTTGATGGGTGGTTTAGATATGATGAGTACACCTGTAAGTAGATTTAAAGCTTTAAGCATTTTAAATGACGATCTAAAAGGCAAAATAGATATAGAAGCTATAGATGGTGATATAAATAATTTAGCTTGGGTTATATATGATGAAAACAATATTTTTGTAGAAAAACTTTTAGTTAATAAAATAAACATATTATCTGAAACACAAGACATGTTTGTTACTATACCTGACACGTCAAAACAGAACCAAGAGTTTAAAGGTACTAATCCTGAGATATTTGAAATAAAAGGTGGTAATGCTCAAGAACCAGGCCAATTAACAGGAGGCGTAACAGAAACATACAGAGTAAAAGATAAAGATGGTAAAGTTAAACTTATAGCTAAAGATATATCTGCTAACATGGTACAAGACTTTTATCAAATAGATAAAGACACAATTAGTAAAAGCTTAGCATTTACATTAACTATGGATAAAATATCTGCAGGTCTAATAGGTGCATATCAAAGCTCTGATCAAGTTATAGCTTTTAATAATAATATATTAGCTGAAGTAACTGGTTTTTATTTAAAACCTGGTATTGCATTAAAACAAAATCAAAAAGATAAGTTTCAAAAAGATTATCAAACATGGTATTTAGAAAAAGAAATAGGTAAAGAGTTTCCGTCAGGACCACCTAGATTAAAAAAACAACCTAAACAAGAGGGAGAGGTTGAAGAAGTTGATGAGTTCGCTGAGTTTGTAGAAAATTAAAATATAATTTTATGCCAAGATATACGTTTAATGGTAAGACATACAATATTCCTGATGAGAAGGTTGATAGTTTTTTAACTAAAAATCTTAGCGCAGAGCCACTAAACATAAACAGTTTTTCTGACGTAGAAACAACTGAGCAAACTGAAAAAAAGCAAGAACAAGATTTTGTTAACCAGCAAGCTGTACAAACTGATAATCCTGATGATATGGTTTTTGATGACTTACCAGAACAGTATGGTTTGTCTGACGTAGAGCAAGGTGCTTTTGGTCAGCAGGCTAATTATTTTGTACCTACAAAACCTAGTTTACCAGAGGTAAAATTAGAAGAGTATGTTTCTAAAGCAGAACTAGATCCAGAAGCGTTTGAAAGAAAAATGTTTGGTAAAGATTACGATAGTTGGAAAATATTTCAAAAAGCTCAATCAGAAAGTAATTTAACATCTAGTCAAGTTAAAGAGGTTAACAATAATGTTAATGAAATATTTAAATTAAACGAAGACGGAAGTATTAACAATGTTAATTTAAACCCTGAAGGTTTAAGAGACGATGCTTACTACGATAAAAAAGCGGTAGGAGATGATTGGGAGCCAGTGGCTGATATATTTTTTGAAACCGTTGATGATACTAAAGATTTTGGAAGCAAAATTGGTAATCTTATTGGAATAGGTGATGGAAAACAAGTTGCTATAGATGAGGCTGATCAGGTTAAGATAGATACTCAAAGTGAGTTTTTAAAAAAAGCAAAAGAAAATTAAAATTATCTGATCCTAAAAAGAATTTACAGAGCAAGAAATATTAATGGAAGCTCGTAAACTTTACACAGATGATTTAACTGCAAAAAAATACAAGAAAAACGTTGTTGATAACATTATAAAAGCTAAAAACTCAGATGGTAAATATGGTTTAGGTATGCCAGAAGAACAAGAAGAGCTAAGCGAAATGTATGATATGTTAACAGGAAAGATGGAAAAAGCATCTGCTGAATTAACAGTTACAAGTAAAAACGCCGCTAATAGTATAGAGTTAATAAACAAAAAGTTTAAAAAACTAATAGAAAAAACACCGGATACAACCGAAGAATATTTACAAACAAAAGTTGATTTAGAAAAGCTAGCTAAAGAAAGAAATAAACACATGGCTGTGTTAGAGCAAAATCAACTAGAAAACGAGTTTATTGTAAAAAATGTAGAAGAGATAGCAGAGTATGGTAACTTAATAGGTAGAAATTATAATGGTATTACTCAATTTGCAGGAATTTTAGGCGCTTCAGGTATAGACTTAGGTGTAAACATACTTAATTTTGCTGATAAGTTTAGTGCTAAAAATATAGTTAAAAATATAGCTTTACCAGCTATGCAATCTTTATTGCCAGAAAAATATATTCCTGTTGGAATAGCCGTTAATGCATTAAAACAAGCTAGCCCTGAGTTTAAAAGTTTTTATGATGATGAAGGTAAGTTTGATGAATTATATGGTTACAGCGATTATTTAAGATCTGCTGTAGCTGAACCTATATCTTATGATGAAATTAAAAGTGCTAAAGATTGGGGAAACTGGGCTTTACAATTTACAGCAGCTCAGGCACCACAAATTGGTTTAATGGTTCTCGCTCCAGGCGCTGCATTACCTTTGTTAGGAGCAGCTTCAGGTGGTGGTAAGTTTAGATCTATAGAAATGGAGATGAAAGATGGTGCTACTTATTCTCCTTGGCAAATGTATGGTGCTTCTATAATGACTGGTGCTGGAGAAGTTTTATCTGAAAAATTAACGTTAGGTCAATTAAAAAGATTAAAAGTTAGAAACATACCAGTAAGCAAAGCAAAAACTAGTTTTGTAGATGGATTAAAGAAAAATGTTTTTAATATTAACAAAGTTAAAGCTTTAGCTTACGATGTTAATGAAGAGGGTGTGGGTGAAATGTTTGCTGGATTTTCTGAAAACTTAGCAGAAAAATATATTCTTGGAAAAAAAGACGTAAACCTTTTTGATGGTTTAGAAGAAATGTATGTAGGTGGTGTATTTATGAGTGGAGTGCTGTTTAGAGCACCATCTATAGGTAATCAAATGCTAGCGCCTTTTAAAACTAAAAACTTAAATTCTAGCTTTGATGCTAATGCTGCTAATATTATAAACTTATCTGATCAACTAAAAAAACCTAATCTTGATCCTAAAACTAAAAGTATAATAGAGAACAAGATAAATGATCTTGTTACCGCTAATTCTGAAATAAGAGTTGACCAAGCTATGTCTACTGATTATTTAGCACCAGAACAAAAATCTGAATTAATAAGTATACATAAAAAAGAGTTTGATAATAAAAATTCTATTGAAATAATAAGAGCTGATAACAACTTAGATGGTGCTGCTAAAAGTGAAATAATTAGTGGGTTAGAAATAGAAAACGGCAAGCTTTCACAGCAAAGAGATGCTATAATGGAACCAGCTATTGAAGCACATTATAAAGCTACTACCGAGACAATACAAAGCATGGCTCAAGATGTTGATGGAGTTAGTGTTACAGAAATAGAAGACGTAAGTAAAGAAAACATAGAAAGACAAAAAAGAAATAATCAAAAAATGTCTTTAGCTGAAGCTGATGGTAAAGAAGTTGATCCATCACAGCTTGAAGATATGTTAGATCCTGATTTACCTGGTTCATTTAATCCTGATACAGGTGAAATAATAATAAACAAAGCCGCTGCTCTTAAAAACAAACAGGTAAATGTTGCTGCTCACGAGTTTTTGCATGGTATTATGGCACAAACTTTTAAAGGTAATCCTGCTGCACAAAAAGCTTTTGGTAAAAGTGTTTTATCTGAATTAGGTAAAATAGAAGGTATAGATACATCTAAGTTTGCTGGTAGAATAGATCAATATCAAAGAGCTGTAGAAGCTGGTAAAATAAGTGAAGCTGACGCATATGAAGAAGCTATGAACTTATTAGGTGATGCTATAGCTACAAAAGATGTTAAACTACCTGAAACATTTTTAGGTAAAATAGGTAAGTTAATTACTGATGCAGCTGGAAAATTAGGTTGGTCAACTAAATTTAACAATGGTAGTGATGTAGTTAGTTTTGTTAAAAACTTTCAAAAAGAAGTTAGCCAAGGTAAGTTAAGTTCTCAAACATTACAAGTAGCTAAAGAAGGTGCTAAAGGTAAATTAGCAAAAACAAAGTCAGTTAAAGGTAAACCTAAAACAGTAAAAAAAGCTAGTTTACCTACAATAAAAGGTGTTAAGCCTACAGCTGTTAAGGATGCTGTTGGTAAAGTTGCAAATAGAGCTGCTGCTAAGTTCTATAGAGGTATACCAAGAAATATAAGAGAGAAAGCGGGTCTCGATAGAGCTACTTATGTTAGAAGTGCGCAAACTGAATTAGCTCAAATTGCTCAAAAATACGATCCTAGTAGAAAAGACAAGGATGGTAATCAAGTATCTTTTGAAAGATATATGGCTAATACGGGTATGCAAAGATTAAATTCTTTAGCAACTAGGTTAGGTGTTGAATCATCAGAACAAGGTGTTACACAAAGTTTAGATAGTCCACAAGCACAACAAGTTGCGGATACTACAACTGAAACAGATACGGCTCCAGACACAAAACCTATAATTGATGTAATGAATTTTGCTAAAAAAGCTGATCCATCAATTGATGTTAAAAAATTTGAGCAAGACTTTACAGATGGTGTAAATAAATTAGCACAAGAAAAAGGTATAGATATAACTAGCCCTAATTTAACATCTAAACAGTTACAAGCTATAACACCTTATGATGTTTTAGCAAAAGCAATAGGTATACCCGCAAATAAATTGTCTAATGCAGCGGATAACTTATCTAAGTCTGAATCTTTAAAAGCACAAAGAATACTATTAGCTGCTAAACCATTTATTAAAAATGTAGTTTTAGGTCAAGCTAACAAACAAGTGCAAACTGTTGCATCGAAAAAGAAAGGTGGTAAACCTGTAAAAGTAGGTGGTGAAAGCTTAGGTCTAGGTAGAAATATATTAAATACATTTTTTAACCCACCTAAAAGAGTAGGTAACAATTTAGTTAGAACTCCTAAAAAATTTGATAACAAGGTTTACGATGCTGCTATAGGTATTAAGGATGGTAAGGTTGATCCTAATTATGTTCCTAGAGCTTCTGAGTCACAAACTATAAAAGGACTGCTTAAAGGTGTTGCAGAACAAATGGCAAACAGAGGTGCTAGAAATATATTAGATACTAAAACGCAGACTAGTAACGTTGTTTCAGCTAAAGCCAATCTTGAAAGAGGTAAATCTAAATTAATGTTTAGTTTAGCTAGTGAAGCTAATTTATCTAAAAAAGATGCTAGAGATATAGTAGAAAACATTTTACAAGATTCAGCTAAAAACATGGATACTTTACAAGGAACACCTGAGTTTGTAACTGAAGTTTTAAGATTAGCTGAAAAAGGTATTAAAGGAACTATATATGAAGCTCAAAATATTGCTGTAGCAATAGATGTTTCTAAAAAAAATCCTTCTTTTAAAGTATTAAGTATAACACCTCCAAAAAGTTCATTTGATCCAGACTTTAAATCAACAATAGAAGGTACGCCTTGGAATGTAGAAATAAAAATGACCAATGCTCAATATAGTAGTTGGACAATAAATGATGTAGATATAAATAGTGGTAAAGTTACAATAAATAAATCTAACGGTTTACCAGATAGTGTGATAAAAAAAATAGAAAGTTTAGATTTTAAAGGTTTTCAAGCTGCAGCCGCTAAATATGGGGTTACAATAAATAAAATAGGAGATCCTATACCAGCTAAAGTGTATGATCAACTAAAAGCTGACGGAGCTTTAAGATTAATTAGTTTTGACGACGCAAATGGTTCTTTAGGGTTGACTTTTGGAAACGTTGGTGATGTCTATGCAGCTAAAAAAATACCTGTTTACGATATACAGTTTCAAGGTTTAGGAACTTTTAACATGGGTAAAAATAATATTTATGGCTTATCAGACGTTAGCAAACAACCTTTAAATGCTTACATAAGACCAGTGTAACAGGTAAAAGTAAAGGAACTGCTAAAATAACCATGAGAGTCGTTCCTCAAGCTATAAAAGGAGTAACGTTTAATGTAGTACCGTCAGATGTAAGTTTAGATAACGCAGAATCTTTAAATAATTTTATAAAAGTAGCTCCATCTAGACAAAAAGCAAATAATACTATACAAAAAGGTGAAGATGCTTTAGCTAAAAACCCTGATTTACAACCATCACTGCCAGATCCTGTTGTTTTAGATTCAGATATAAACAAAATGATTGAAGATACTAAGGGTATTAAAGCTAGATATAAGTTTTCTGATATTGTAGCTAAAAGACGTGGTGCAGGAGTAAGAAACTTTAAATAATACCTTCAGGTGCTCAAGACTTTAGTGGTTTAATGTATGATTTATATGGTAAAGGAAAAAAAGGAGAACAGCAGCAAAAATGGGTTAAAGAAAATTTAATAAAACCTTACCAAAAAGGTATTGCTGAAATAGATAACTATAGGCAAGCTTTAAAAAATGATTACTCTTCTTTACTTAAAAAATTTCCTGCTGTAGCTAAAAAATTAGGTAAAATAGTACCTGATACAGAGTTTACTTTTGATCAAGCTTTAAGAGTAAATTTATGGACAGAAGGTGGTTTTGAAATACCTGGTTTAGCTAAACGTGATATTAAAAAATTAAACGATATAGTTAATAAAGATCCTGAATTAAAAACATTTAATCAAGCCGCTTTAGAAATAAGTAAAAGAGACACATGGATTGAACCTAGTGCTTATTGGGATTCTGAAAGTTTAATATCTGATTTAAATAATTTAACAAACAAAGTTGGTAGAAAACAATATTTAGCTAGCTTTATAGAAAATGCTGATGTAATATTTTCTAAAGAAAACTTAAATAAAATGGAAGTTGCTTTAGGAACTAATTGGAGAGAAGCAATGGAAGATTCTTTATACCGTATGAAAAACGGTACTAATAGACCTTCTGGAACTAATAAATTAACAAATCAATTTAATAATTGGGTTAATAATTCTGTTGGAGCAATAATGTTTATGAACGTTAAATCTGCTTTATTACAAACTATATCATCAGTTAACTTTTTAAATTGGTCAGATAATAATCCTTATAAAGCCGCTTTAGCTTTTGGTAATCAAAAACAGTACTGGTCAGACTTTGCTACACTATGGAACTCGCCTAAGTTAAAACAAAGAAGATCTGGTCTTAGAAAAGATGTTAATGAGGCTGAGCTTGCTAACGCAGCTATTGGTGCTAAAAATAAACCACAGGCAATATTAAGTTATTTACTTAAAATAGGTTTTACACCAACTCAGATGGCAGATAGTTTTGCTATTGCATCAGGTGGTGCTACATTTTATAGAAACAGAATAAACACATTAAAAAATCAAGGTTTAGATCAAAAAGCAGCTGAACAACAAGCGTTTGAAGATTTTGCAGAAGCTTCGGATGTTGCTCAGCAATCAGCAGATCCTATGTTAATATCTCAGCAGCAGGCTAGTCCACTTGGTAGATTAATATTAGCTTTTCAAAACACACCTGCTCAGGTTACTAGAATATTTAATAAATCAGCTAGAGACTTTATTAACAATAGAGGCGATCAAAAAACAAATGTATCTAAAATGATATATTATGGTGCTGTTCAAGGTATGATATTTGCTACATTGCAAAATGCTGCATTTGCTTTAATACCGGGTTTTGATAACGAAGAAGATGAAGAAAAGAAAAGTAAAGAGTTTGATGTAAAAGAAGAAAGAATACTTAACAGTATGGTTGATACTATGCTTAGAGGTTCTGGTGTTTATGGAGCTATTGTTTCTACATTAAAAAATACTGCTCTTACATATTATAGGGAAGAAAAGAAAGATGCTTTTAGCAAAGACCATAGAAACACATTGTTAGAAATATTAAATTTAAGTCCACCTGTTGGTTCTAAAGTTAGAAAAATAAACAATGCTATAAAAGCTAAAGATTACAACAAAGAGGTAGTAAAAGAGCAAGGTTGGGATGTAACCTTAAAAGGTAAGGTCAACTTAAGTCCTTCATATCAAGTTATAGCGTCACTTACAGAAGCAATAACTAATTTACCTCTTGAAAGAGCTGTAGTTGAAATTGACAGAATTGTTGAAGTTTTAGATGCTAGAAATACTACATTCCAAAGAATTGCACTTGCTTTAGGTTACAGAACATGGGATGTAAATGCTAAAATGAAGAAAGAGATCTTGTAAAAATAGAAGCTAAAGAAAGAAAAGAAGTTGCTAGAAAGCAAAAAGTTATAGACGATAGAGCTGAAAGAAAAAGATTAAAAGAACTAGAAAAGTATAAAGGTAAAACTAAAGATGAGATTAAGCAAATAAAACGTAGAGACTCTATAGTTGATACTAATAAATCTGATCAAGTAAAATCTTTAATTAACTTAGGTTTGACTAAGAAAGAAATTAAAGAGCTTAAATATGAAGATGATAGAGTAAATAAAATAATAGAACTAACAAATAAATAATATGAAACTATGGAAAATTGCCCTTTTTGTTCTAGCTGCTACTGTAAGTAGTTGCGGAACGCACACTAAAAAACCTAAAATACAGATAACTCACGTGTTAGCTGTAACAGAGCAAGGTGACACCTTGAGATTACCTATAAACATGATTAAACCAAATGTTTATTATAATATTGTATCGTATCCCAGTTATCCTAGATATTATAGTAACTGGTACAATGAAGGCTATTACAGACATAGGAGTGAACCTATTTATGTACCTAGCAATAACAGTTCTAATAACAATAACAATAACAGTAGTAGTAAAGGTTCAGTTGAATCTAAAGACATATCAAGACTAGATGTTAATGCTACTAAGGTAAAAATGAAAAATTAAATGGCTCAAAAAATTTCAGAGAACACAGAGATACAATTAGATCTTAAAACAATCGGAATGCTAGTTGCAGGCGCTGTAAGTTTAGCAGCTATGTATTTTACTTTGCAAAAAGATATAGATCTTGCAAAAGAATTACCTAAACCAGAGGTAAGTAGAACAGAATATGATCTAAAAGACGAGCTGGTAAGATCGACTATTATGGACATTGATGAAAAAGTGCAAGATAATAGTGATAAACTAGATAAAATAGATGATAAACTGTTTGAAATTATAAATAAATAATCAAATGAAAAAGCTTTTAATTATATTTACTTTAATGTGCGGTTATTTTTCAAATGCACAATATGAAGTATTACATATCAATAGTGCATGGAATTCTAGACATAATTTAGATTTAAGTGGGCTTAAACATGCTAAAGTAAAATATGTATTTTTAGAAGATCAACCACCTTCTTTTAAACAACAAATTAAGTCTGTACCAACTATACTAGTTTTAGATAAGAATAAAAAGACTAGAGGCTTTGGAATGGAGGTATTGCATTAAAATTAAAGATAACAAAACAAGACGTTCAAGATCATATTGATAAATTAATAGCCCAAGAAGCTGCCAACCTCTCAAGAAGAAGATCAACAAATTAAGACATCTGCAAAAGTGATTTTAAGGGTGTAAATAACAGGGAATCAAGTGATTATAATAATGTAACACTTTAATTATTATAAATGAACTTAATTTTATCTTTCTTGTTATTTTTCAATATGTCAAACTGATATTGAAACAGAACTGTTAAACGCTATTAATGAAGGAAATTACAACAAAGTAAATTCAATGTTGATAGTAAATCGAATCCACGCCACAGAAAAAATTGATGGTAAACCATTGCTAATCCATGCTATTATAGCGGATAAAGCTAATATTGTTTACTTATTATGTTTGAGAGGAGCACAGCCTTATGTAGATATGTGTGATGAAGGCTATAATGCTATGGATTGGGCAAAGAAAAGTGGTAGTTATTACGCACGAGCCGAGTTAATAATGATAACCACACAGTAAGGAATAACAAAATGGGCACCATACCCAAACATTCCTGTAACAAGAAAGGGAGCTATGAAAATAGCCCCCTTTTTTTATATAATCAACTCCCACCAACCACTCATTTCCTCCGTTGGTGATCAATCCAACGAACGTTGATTATCCGTCACAACTAAGACACGATTCGTCCATTGCTTGTTCAGCAATATCTCCACGTAACACTGACTCAGTTCTAGTGTAATACAAGGTTTTAATACCTTTCTTCCAAGCTTCAAAATGTACTTTATTAATCCACTTAGGTGTAGCAATACTAGGAAAAGCTAAGTTTAAACTTACACTTTGATCTATATACTGCTGTCTGATACCTGCTTGATTAATTAATTCTAATTGATTAATCTCTTTAAATGTTTTAAATACATCTTTAGCTGGTATATCATTATAAGGACCAACCATAACTTTATTAAGCTCTTTTAGCCCTTGTACTGATCCTCCGTCTTTTAAGATTTTAGACCAAGTAGTTTCATTATTGATTTTAAGCTTCCGAAGGAGTTTAACCAATGTGGGATTTTTACGAATGAAAGTGCCTTTAGCACTTTGCTCAGTAAATACATTAGCAGCCCAAGGCTCGATACCAGGAGATACATTACCGCTAAGCTTACTGTTACTAACGGTAGGAGCAATAGCCCTAAGATGAGTATTCCGCATGCCAGTGCCGACACACCAAAGAGGTTCGCCAAACTCTTCAGCAAGGGCCATAGAGGCTCGTTCAGATTCAATTTTAATTTGTGAAAATATTTTTCTAGTTTCATATTGTGATAATAATCCTTCAAATGGTAGACCCTTTTCTTGTAGATACGTGTGCCAACCTAAAACGCCTAATCCTAAAGCTCTACCTTTTTCAGCAGATCTTACAGAATTATGAAATCCAACTTTACCTTTGGATCTCTGTATAAACTCTTCTAATACACCATCTAAAAACCATATAGCATCATGTATTAGATTACTTCCTTTCCATTCATCATACTTAGCTAGATTTAAACTAGATAAACAACAAACAAAACTATGTGATTCATCTGTATGTAATGTAATTTCACTACATATATTAGTCATATGAACTTTTAAACCGTGCTTTTTGTAAGCTGGTGGGTTACACTTGTTTGTATTCCCCTTAAATAACACGTAAGGTTCTCCAGTAGCTTTACGCTTTTGAAGAAGTTTTCCCCAACGTTTTCTAGCTTCTCTATCTCCTGACTCAACTCGTCGCATAAACTTGTCGCCGACCACAGCGCACTGGTGCAGGTTGAGCGATTGACGATTAACGTCTCCTTTAGGTTCACGTATTTCGAGCCACTCATCAAAATCGGGGTGTTCAATGTTAAGATTAACCGATGCAGCTCCTCGTCGGACAGATCCTTGATTAGTGGCAAGTATTGTTGAATCGTATATCTTACAAAAAGGCACAACTCCATCACTTGTTCCATTTCCTTTAATTTTTGCACTAGCGGGTCTGATTTGATTAATTCCGATTCCTACTCCACCGCCGTGCTTTGCGAGTAGCATCATCTCTAGGTTTTTACTACCTATATCGTATATACTGTCAGCAACATCTATACCAAAACAACTGATCGGTAAACCTCTGTCTGTTCCTGTATTAGACAACACAGGAGATGCAAGACACAGCCAACCCGACCAAATGTATTCAAAAAACTTTTCGGCCATTTCAGGACGTTCTAAACGTCTCGCTACAGTATTACAAACTCTATGGTATGCATCTTTCGGTGTTTCACCTTTTAAAAGATAACCACCACCAATTGTTTTTTTATATACGTCAGTATCACCCCAAACAGGGTAATCAACTCCTTTTTTCCATTCGTTATTCCACATCTGTTTCAAACTTTTTTTCTTCTAATTTAGCTTTAGCTTCATCAGATTTAATTTTTAATTGAGTTATAGCATCTTCATAACCTGGCATTAATTTTATTGTATCAAAAACACCAAAAGATAAATCTTTTATACCGTTTAATTCAGGTATTAACTGTTTAAATATAGCCTCTAAATTAGCTATTCTATTTTGCATCTCTATTAATTTACTTTCTTTCATATTATTTAATTTTATTATTACCAAACATCTTCAAAGTCTTCGCCTTCATTTGCTTTACTATAGTCAGTCGGCCTAATAGCGAAGAAATCAGTGTGAGTGTGACCCCCAGTAAGATGATCGAACCAAGCCATTTTTTCAATTGACTTTTGGTCATATTCAAATTTAAATTTTCCTTCTGCTTTGTAGCCCAATTCTTTAAGTTTATCACCTGTACGTTTTTTAATAAAATGTTTAAGGTCATATTCTGTTATTCCTTCAATATCACCCATTTCAAATAACTTAGATATATAAGTCATTTCAGCATTATGCATAGTTAAAGCTGCATCATATACATGCTCTTTACATTCTTCTTTTAATCCTGGTATTTGTGAACACATGTGTCTAAATAGTTGACAACCCATTTTACTATGTAATGATTCATCTCTTACAGACCATTTCATTTGTTGGCCAATACCTTTTAATAGGTTTCTCATTTGAAAACTGTATAATACAGCAAAGGCAGAATATAAACTAACCCCTTCAGCAAAAGCTGAGAACGTAGCTAATGATTTACCTATACCTACAGGATCATTGCCTTCGTAAGCTACAAGGTTATCAAACCTAGCAGCTGTAGCGGGTTCGTGTAAAAAAGCTTCATAATCTTCAAGACCTAAAGTTTCATTTAAATAACTATATGCTACTGCGTGTATTGTTTCTTGTGAGCCGAACATCATAGCCATTTGTTGTATTTCATGTTTAGGAAACCAGCCAACAACTTTTTGTGTCCAGTAATCTGACACAGCACATTCTGTTTGTGCAAAACCTAATAGTATATTACCTACTAAGTTTTTTTCTTCTGGAGTTAATTTTTCATTCCAGTCTTTAACATCACCACTCATAGGTATTTCAGTATGTAACCAAAACGCTTGAGCTTGCTTTAACCAACCCTCGGTATAGTACTCAGGATATTCAAAAGGCTTGTACGGTATTCTTTCTGTAAATAATGGTACGTTCATATTATTCTTCATAGTATAGAGTTAAACATATATCAAATATTCCTAAATATAAAACGTGATCTACTTGAAAATCTCCGTCTTCATAACTTCTTATTCCAAAGAGTATACCTGGAAACACTCCAGCTGATAACTCCCATTGTTTTGATTTACCCATAGCATTGTATATTATATTTATTATGGATCGCAATTAGATCCTTCCATTTTAAATAACCTCTTTTATTAACTGTCCATTTAATATAAGTATCGATCTTACGTTCCTTATATTTAGTTCTAGCTATATGTTTAGAGGCTAGTTTGTTTTTTCTTTGCATTTGTTCTAAGATTTTTTCTCATGATTTCTATCTGTTTGATAGTTTCATCACAGTCTTTTTGGTTTTGAGGTTTAAACAGTGCTATACTAGGTGAATGCTGTGCTATCCATGATTTAAATAATTTCCACCTAAGCGGAAATGATTCATTAGCTCTACCTTTACATTCAATTATAAAATCTCTACCTACAAAATCTGGTTTGTATTTTATAGGTAAAATCTTTTTACAACCTCTATCTTTGTATTCACCTTTACCGTTAGCTTGTTTTTCAAAGCATATACCTTCATAATCAAAACCGTTAAGCAGAGTATAGCTTGTAGGCTCATACTCAGCTACGATTCTAGCTTCTTTCAAAGCTTTATACATATATACTTCTAGCCCTGATGCAAATTTAATATTATCATATATTACTTTTTTTGCTCGGACTGGTCCTCTTTTACGTTTATAAGACTTCTTCATTTACGTTTATATTAGTTACATCTTTAGTAAACCTATTGTATGCAACCTCTTCTATCTCATCTTGTAAACATCTTTTAGCTGCTTCAATATATAATAATGCATCCATTAATTCTTCTTGTACATCAATTAAAAATCTATTTAAATCTTTTTCTTGACCTTCAATTTCTTGCATCATTGTAGCTCCATATTTTTTCTGGCCTATTAAACTACGTTGGTCCATCTTCCTTAGTACTGCCTGTACTATCTTATCTTCTGTTTTAATCTTCATCTTTTACAAATGTTCCGTTAATCATTTTACCTGTTCTTTGGTTTATAACTTCATATGCAGACTGTATACATGTTTCAATGTAAACACCTCGTTGATGAGCTAAGTTAGTTAACACTACAACCATATCACCAATAGCATCTATAACTTCTGGTTGATCATCTTTTAATAAAGCTTTAGCTAGCTCGCCAGCTTCTTCCTGTAGTTTAACATACTGTACCATAGGATTTCCTTTTTCATATAAACCTCTTTCATAAGCCCATGTTCTAATTTTATCAAACATAACCTGACTTTTATTATAGTCTGGTATTTCCATAATTGTATTAGTTTTAAAGTACTCTGCAAAAGCTTTATTGTATATGTAAGATCTCTTATCATTATACATTGAAACTTTAGCGTTATCCATTATCCATTGTATTGTTTGCATATCTATGTAGAACTTACCGTGAGATGTATCCCATTTCATATTCATATTATCCATAAGATGTCCTTTTAATTTGTTTAAAGGAACTGCAAAAGTTGAAGTTTGTTCTGTTACGTTTATTTTCATTTTCTTAAAAAGGTTTTTATATTTCTTTCTATCTACTTTATAGCCATAAGACTTTTGAAGTTCTATCTCTTTGTCCGATATATAATCTATATCGTCCGACTGATCAAGAACTTCATATTCACTAGAGCTATAGCCCTGAATTAATGTAACACGAGTATTAAGATCACGTGTAACACCTATCTTTTTACCTGGTATGTGGTATAAATAATACATATTATGTTATTTTATCGTTATACAAATGTAAGTTATGTGCAAAGTGGTAATAAGTACCGATCTCATATCCTGTCCTCTCTGAAACTAATTGTTGTAACATTGAAAAACAATACTGATCGTTACAGAAACCGTACCAGAGGTCATTAGAACGCATCACAACTGACATATTTAGTTTGTTATTTAATACTGTAAACTGAACTGCATACGTACAAGGTGTATCCTTGCGGTATTTTTTAAATTCTTTACAGTCGTATATACTAATAGCTGCGTGTCTTGTGTTAGGATTATCTTTTAATTTAGCTACAACATAATCTAATTGATGATTACGTTCCCATTGATAACCGTAATTACTATTAACATTACCATCACTATCAGCCATACGTTCCCATATCGGTGGTATCTTACCATATATTTGTCCTAGTTTAATTATATTAGGATCACCTGATAAGTACCATTGCCATTCAGCTTCTGCATACTCATGACTCCATTTTCTGTTTTTAGCTAGTATATGATTATCCATAGGATTTTCTATATAAAAACCTACATTAAATAAAGCTCTAGTATTATCAAACTTTTCTCCTTCAAACATTATTATTGGAAAAAAATAATTAAATGCATCGCTTGCTGTTTTAAATTTTGTTTTTGTCATAATAAAATCTATATAATTCAAATATCTTTTTGTTAATTTGTCTACCATCGTATTTAAATGGTGATCGTTTTTTAGCTCCGTTAACTTCTACATCAATCCACCAATAATAATTATCATAATCATTACTAGCTGCAAATGGTCCTATTTTGATACCGTGATTTACACACCATAAATAAGCTTCAGTATCTTCATCGGTCCACTCAGGTGGTTCAACGTAAACTTTTTTCTTACGCCAAGCCATTAATCCCAAGGCATTGCTTCGTCTTCAGCCATAGTCGGCAAGATGTGTGGAACAAAACAACCTGATCTAGGTTCCCATTTAAAATGAGCTTCAGCTCCGTTTTCACCTAAGTTTTGAAACTTAACTTTAAGTATTTTAGCTTTTACAGTTTTTTCTTCATAGTTTCTATGAACTAATATACCGTGATAAGATGCATCATACCATTCACCACCACCTTTAATGTTATACATTGTAGGCTCTTCAATATTACCATCTTTGTCTCTGTACATCTTAGTTGGATGTGCTACAATAAAAACTAATACATCATATTTCTTTGCAAACGTTTCAATCTTAGTTAGATATTCCATTGTATATCTGTTTACATCTTCAGTCTTACAATCAACATCTCTAATTTTATTAAAAGGATCTATAACAAGACATTTAATACCTTTACGTTTAACAAGCTCAGCGCCTTTACGTAATACAGATTCAAGAGTATATCGTTCCATATCAATAAAGAAAAAGTTATCATTAACATGTTCAGCAACTTGATTCCATTTATCAGTACCAATATCATTTCTTGTAGGCATATCTTGCCAAACTTTCCTCATTAACTTATGAGCATGTAAATATGTAGGAGCATTTTCAGGAGATGCAAAGGCTGTTTTCCATTCATATCTCTGATTATACCCTACTACCATTTGATCAACGAAGTCTGACTTTCCGCTACTAGGTATGCCAGTGACAGTGATAAACTGACCAGTATAAGTACTAAAAATGCTGTCAAAATTAGGTATGCCAATTTGATAACCAGGTTTGAAACCGTTTTTAACAAAGTCTGTGATTTCATCTTCTATATCTTTTAATGTGGTTACGTTTTCTAATGGCACAGGTCTAGCACCTTCAATACGATTAACTAACTTATCTTTACCGTATTTAATAAGATATTCATTAGCATCTTTACAGTCTTCAAATGTAGTTAAAAAACAAACTTCAGCTCCAAGACGTCTAATAAGTTCTTGTTGCAAAGCTTGACCTGGTTCATCATCATCTAAAGCTAGTATTACTCTTTCTTTATCTTCAAAGTAATCTATACAGTTATCTAAATAATCTAAGTTGTTAGAGTTTAGAGTTGCACCGTTAGGTACTGATATTGCATTTTTAATTCCAGCCTCATGCAATGCTAACACATCCATTTCGCCTTCGGTTATAACGCAAGTGTCATACCCAACTATACTATTTATGTTATAAAATATTTTTTCAGCACCCTTATATAACTTAAAATTCTTACGACCATCTCTGTATTTAACATTGATTAACTCATCGCCTATTATATAATTGAACTGAATTGTATTCTCGGACTTGCCGGTCTGTGGCATAAACTCAGGACCCTCTGTGACCATAAGATCGTCGAGGGTTTTCTGAGATATTCCACGGGACTCAAACCATTTCGAGACCTTAGACGTTATTTGTTTTGGGTCTACAACGTTTAATGCATTAGGACGTATATATGTCTTCTCAGACGATCCTTTACGTTGATACGTATGTAATTGAAATGATGAATCACAATGATGGCAAGTACCCAAACCTCGTTCCCAATCGTAACTAGCACATTTAGCTTTTTGATTTTTAGGTTTCCTCTCATGTGAACACAGGGGACAAATCCCCTGCGTTTTTCCTACATCTAAATTGTGTTGGTTAAACTGGTCGATTAAAAATCCATTAATCTCCGTGTTGTTTACTTGCATTTATTATTAATTAAAAGGGTAAATCATCTTCGATAGCTGCTGCTGGTGCAGGCGCTGCCTGTTGTTGCTGTGGGTTATCGAATTTTTTAACTTCTCCGTTGGTCCATACTAATTTTACATTACCTAAGTATGTCTTTGCTTGTTTTGCTTCGCGTTCTTCTTTGCTCTGCGATACAATGACTGGACCTTGATTACCGAACTGATCAAGCTCATCATTAAGAGTAATACTGATAGGTAAGTATTTACCTTTCTTACCAATAATGATCTTGTCTTTAGGTATTTCATTTAGGTTAATGCTTGCTGCTAATATTAATGCCATTATGCTGTTGTATTAAAAAGATTTGTGAACATAGTTCTAAGATCTGCTGCATTCACACCAGTTCTTCTTCTGAAATTATCTGCTTTCTTAGCATATGGGTGCAAACCATCTGCAGTTGTATTGTTCTTGTAAAATTCAGTTACAGGAAAGTTCATTCCAGTCATTGCACATTGTTTTGTTGCTACTTTTCTTTTTCTTGCCATAATAATAGGGTTTAAAGGGTTTTACTAATAAAATATTGTTTCGGATCGAAACTGTCTGTCTTATAAAACAGATCGTAAGCCTCACTGGCTCTTTTAACCTTGTCCTGCCCAGTTTCATAAAACTGAGGCGAACAGTCATAAATACCTATTTGATGTGTCTTTTTGTCTATAACAATAAACATAAATTCATAACCAAATAGACTACTATAAATAAAAGCTTGACTATCGTAATTGTATTTAGAAGCTGAGTATCTAAACTTAGAAAGATCTGCTGTAGTTTTTAAATCAATGATTAACTTTTCATCGTGATTAACTATGTCAGCTTTACCTTTCCACATCTGACCTTCAAGTTCTGTAATACCAGGTTGTTCATATTCAACATTACCTGTTATTAAACTTTTACATACATCATTACTCATGATTTTTTCTCTCATTAATTCTATAGAGTCAACCTCATGTTGTAGTAGACATAACTCTCCTCCAGCTATGTCTTTGTAAGCTTTAGTATTTCTAGTAGACGATTTCACAACTTTATACTTATCAAGCTTATTAGGCTCTAGTATAGCTGTGTGAAAATAACCACCAACTAAAAATGCAGCTGATGGTGGTGACTGTTGTCCAAGTGCTAAAGGGTTGTTTAATAAAGCTGATATATCTGAGTTACTAAGGTATTGTTTACCAAAGTCACCGTAGTAATGCTCATCAATTTTAAGCTTATCTAACACCTCTTGTTTAGTCATACTATAATGTTATTTGTTTTTCAATTTCAGGAGTTACATTATATTTCTTTTTGATGGCTTCTAGTTTGCCGCCGGCCTGTACAAAGTTTTTAGCTTTAGCTATAGCTGCTTTGTCCATAGGTAGACCGTTAGTTGCGTCTGCATCCTTAGTATCATCAATTAGGAATAAATTTCCTAGTGCGTACTTCTTACCATAACTCGAGGCTGTACCAAACTGCTGTGGTGTTTGCATACCTTTTGGTTAAGATCAACACCAACTAATGCTGTAGCAGGTATTTTATCTTTACCATCAGATATAACAGCACAACTCTCTATAATAGGCATAGGATTAGTTTCAACTAAGTTTTCACTTATTGTTACTGTTACTCCTAATTCTAATAAATAGGGTTTTGTTGCTTCGAGAATGTCTTCGGCTGATCTGAAGTAATATTTGCCGAATGAATTAAATCTACTCTTCTTCGATTTAAATTTTGTTTGAATTGTGGCTAACTTTTGGTTTATGGTCATACTAATATAATTACATGTTTAAATTAAGTTTTACAAAGGTAAACTACAGATAGTCAAGCACTTGCGAGTGATCAACGCTATCAATTAGTTTATCTACAGCTTGTTTTTTAAGCTCTGAAACACGTACATAAGCACTGCTTCCTTCGATGTTTAATATCTCTGCAATTTTATTTGCAGAATGCTTTTCACAGTCTAATCCATAGCTTAGTCTAAGCACATCGTATTCACGGTTATTAAGATGTTTCTTTAATAACCCTGTTAAATAAATATTTAATAAGCCAATATTATAAGGCTCTGATTTATCCGCTATTTGGTATATCATATTCTCTTCGTCGTCTTTAGGTTTTTCATCAATAGATAAAAACATACTATTAAAAAACATTGCGACCATCTTATGATCTTTACCATTATCTTTACGGATTTCATTAAGTTTATGTTCTGGTATTCTTATATCACCTCTGTTTTTATCAATGGCTCTACGTATACCACCTTTAATTCTTTTTGATAAAAAAGATTTCAATGTTTTTTCTTGATCTTCTGATTCACTAAGTCTTGTCCAGTCTATACGTCTAATAGCTTTACATAAGTTTAAATTACCTTCCTGTATAAGATCATTAATACTCATAACACCTGATGCTTGTTGTGTTGTAGAGAATTTACGAGCTATGTTTTCTACTAAAAGCATAAACTTCCATTGCAACTGTTCTTGATTTAAGTATTGTACATCAATATCTTCTATTTTCTTTAATTGCACTAACAAATCGTTTTTGTAACGAATATAATTAGGTATATTATATTTTTTCATTTTCTTGATTTAAAAGTTCTTTTTCTTTTTTAAGTTCATAGCTCATATTTCTATGTATTGTTCTTGCTGAACAATTTAATAAGCCTGCTATACGACTTATAGTTATTTTTTTACCCATATCATGTAAATCTAGCATACACTCGTATATGTCGTCTTCATGTATACGTTTTGATCGACCTATTAATTGACCTACAATAGTTAATTTTTCAGACAGGTTTAAACCGCAATTGTCATTAAATATAACTTTTCTTAGTTTATTTTTAGGTGGTTCTTCAAGATCACACATGCTTACATCATATATTATTCTTTTGAGTAACTGTGGAGGTATATCAAACGCAATAAATCCATACTTATAATTAGCTATAGTTTCAGATAGCTTTGTAAACTCATTCATGTCTAGTTGTGGGTTTAAATACCACAAGACTAACAGATGCCATTTTAATGATTTGTATGTAGTAATTTTAGCTTTACTACGAACAAATCATAACATTGATAGGTACCATTTTCATAATACCTACCATGCTCAAATGTTAACGTCGGCTTGTCTGTTGTTGGATTACGTCTGTATACAATCCGCCTCTTGTTTAGATAATATAAGTAACGCGGTATTGATACGTAATGTGACATTAGCCTCTTACTCTTTTATTCTTAGACCTATTGTCACGTTTAGGCTTTTGAAAAGCCTTTATTTTATCTGCAATACCAAAAACATTTGTTTTTAATAAATGTTTAATTTGTTTAGTTGTGCTCATATAATTTAATTTTTACGTTATTCCATTTACCTCCCTTCAATGTCTCGTCGACCAGGAAGTCTATTCTATTTGTCCATCGTTTGTTCATGCGATCTCTTATGACCCAAAGGCCGTCCATATCGCCTGCATTACTAACAACAACAATACTATTCATTTTAAAACCTTTAGCTTCAAGATCCCTAGATACAGCGATTATTCTGTGTGACTCAGGATTGTTCATATTAATTTTAAAATTTGTAGCTGTCCTATCAGGCGTACTGTCTGTTTGTTTGATGGTAGCGTGATATATAGTTGCCGTTACTATCAAGTCTGACGTCGAGATCGTCGACATCAAAAGGGTACTCAGTATGAGGTTTTTCATTTTTATTAATTATAGATTTTTTATCGTTAATATAATAGTTCCAGTATGCTTTTAATGAATTGTTTAATACTTTATATTCATCGGGCATACATTGCGGAGGCATTGTGAAATGACCATTTTGCATACCTTCAGGAGGATTTAATAAAACTTTAGCACATTTAATTATACTTAAATGCTTTTTATTATAACGTTTAGTATATTCCTCACCAAGCGCCATCATATAATCATAGAGCCAAAAATACGTTTGCATATTTTCTCTTGCCCATTGAGTTGAAGGGTGATTATAATGTGCTTTACGGTAAGGAATATAACTACCGTCGTACTCATACAACTCAGCATAATGATGATGAGCTGTACAGAGCATTTGGGCTGCTTCGAGTATCATTTTAACTTTGTGTTTGTCATAATGATAAGCGGCAGCTTTATTCGGATTAGGGTGTAAATAAAATATATTCATGTCTTATTTACTCTGTTATAATGTTGATCAAGTAGCATGTTAGCAACTTCCATGCTGATCATATTGTCGTTATATAATTGCCATACTAGTTTACTCATAGTTACGAATAGTTTTAAACAATGGATGTCTGTAACTACCGTATTGAGTACGTTCGAAATATGTAAACGTAGCTGTTTTACCTATGTAGTCATGAATGTTTTTAAGCATATTAGCTAGATCTTTGTAGTTGTAGCCTTTACCTGGAGGACAACCAAACTGATTGCCATCATCATCTTGCATTAAGAACTTGCCAAGAGTACCTTCACGTTTGCCTTTACCTTCTTCATAGCCAATAATTGTAGCTTCGGTGTCACTAAAGTCTTTAAACTTTTGTAAGTTGTAAGATCGTTTTTGCTGATAAGGTTTGTCTAGACGCAATATAGAGCCTTCGTAGCCGTTATTTAAGTTGTATTGATGTCTTAACTGTGCAGACTCTTTAGAATTAACTAGAGTAGTTTCTACGTATTTAATACAATAGTTGTACATATCAGAACAAGTTAGTTGATCAGATCTGTAACTGTAAGGTTTATTCATTACTGTTTCTATATAGTCATAGCAGTGAAACTGAATTAGTTTTTTAGCATCAGCTTTGTCAACATCAGTTGGTTTTTGTTTTCTAACTAGTGATATAATCTTTTCGAAATTATCTTTTAGATCATGGTTGTATAATTCACCGTCAAGAACTATATCTACATTTGCATTATCAAAAAAGAACTCTCTAAGAGACTCTTTAATGTGTTCAAGATTGTGAAATTCTTTACCTGTTCTAGAGAAACATACTATTTCTTCTTTGTCGTTGACGTATATAACACAACTTACGCCGTCAAGCTTAGGTTGAATGTATACTTTCTCGGACCAGTCGACAGGTTTTTTGTCTACTTTGTATGCGAGCATTGGTTTAATCATAATTTATCTATTTTATTTTGAATTTTAGTTATTTTATTTTTCATTATCTCAGCTTTTTCATACTCTTCGTCATCAATAAATTTGTTTTGAAGTGTACATAGTCTACCGAGTTCGTCTTGTAGTATTTCACGTTCAGACATTATGCCTTCATATATAGGCTCGTCTTCAACGTATTTAATACCATAAGATGCTGTTTCAGGGTTAATAAACTCCTGATATAGATCGAATTTAATTCTATCTAGTAGTTTTTGATACTGTTTTTCTGTCATTAGTAATTTAATTTTTTAGGATTAGCTAAAAAGTATCTTACATCAGCTAGTTGTTCTTCTAATGTTTCAATACGTACTAACATTTCTTTTAACGTGTATTTTTCACCGTCCATATGCGATTTAACTCCGCCTGTAAGGTTTCCAATGTCCACAATTACATCTTGTTTAAACATATTATCCATTTTCTATCGTATTTACTTTGTGTTTTTCTTTCCAATCAGTGTAACCATAGTTGTTTTGTGTGTATTTATTTAGTAGCTTTTCTGTACCACCTACAAACTCACAAGTGTTAGTATACTGATTATAAGCACTTATCCATACGTCAGGTTTACCTGTCCATATAATCCAAGTGTATTCATGATCTACAGAGTCAACATTAGGGTATAAATATTGACTATTGTAATGAAAATCATTTACTAAATGTGCGGCTATTCTTGAACCATCACCAAAATTAGTAAAACCTTTATCGTCTTGCATGTATTCTATCCATTTTGCAAGCTCTATGCCTCTCCATTCAGGATAACCGTCATGGTGCAGATACATATGAACGTAAGCTTTATCGCTAACCAGTTGTGGTTTAACTGCAAAGCCTTTTTCAAATTCTTCTGCGTGTTTTCTATCGACAATTAATGTCATATTTCTTGTAGCCATTATACTAATTCTTCACCTATGCTGACAATTTCAGCGATTATTAATACTGCTACACCTATTGACAATGATGACAATAGGATGCTAAAGCCCATGACTCTAATCACTGACTTAGCTAAACTCACCTTAAAATGAGGTGTAAGTTTACTTTTAAATCTACTCATATTATTATTATTTAATGTTAGTTGACTCGCCAGGGCTCGAACCTGGACTCTTCTGGACCAAAACCAGACGTGTTACCAATTACACCACGAGTCATTATGCTAATCTAATAGCACTTGGTAAGCTTTAGGATTAGCTTTTCTAAACCAATCTAAGCCTTTTCTTGTCAAATCGTACTTTTGTACCATTTGAGAACCCATAATTAAGTCATACATACTTAATTCTAAGTTGTTTAGTTCGTAGGCGTCGCCTGAAAAAGGGTTTGTTACTGTGTCGCCTTTGTCGTATATTGTACCGTCGAACCATTTAGGTAATGTTGTTTTGTTTTTCATAATCTAAGTAATCTATTCTTTCGTGATCTTTTTCTACTAATGATGCTATATAATCCCACACTTCACGTTGTTGTTTTGTGTGTCTTAACACGCCTTGTAATTGGTCTATTGTTATAAAAGGCGTTATATTGTCTTTTATTTCTTGCTTTAGCCTGCTAATGTCAGTATCTAAACTGTATACGTTAGCAAAAGCTTTGTCATGTGCTAAATCTTTTATTCTATTTTCCATGCTATTTATTAATTATATTGTTACCATACATAACATCTGTAGCAGATAATTTGTAAGTTTGCATGTTACAAAATACTGTCATATCAGATATGTCACTTATGGTTAAATCATACCATGAAGTTTTTGACATAAGAGTATACTTAAGTCTTTTAGCACTAGAATACTGTCTAGCATTTTTTTGCAGTGACGACTTAAAACCTGGTTTTAGTCTGTCATAAATTGTTTTAATTCTCATATCTATATTATCCGTTTTGATTCGTATTTAGTTTGTAAGTTCATGTGCTTCAAATCTTTGTCTTTCTTTGTCTATTATATCACCAATGTGATCTTGCATTGCTACAATGTCCATTGCTAATAATTGTAGTTCAGCTAAACCATTAACCTCATGAACACTCATGTACTCATTTAAGTCATTGTTTTGAAGAGCGATAACACAGTCTTCTAAATCTCTTGCAGTATTTTCAAACCTGCAATAACTCATATTTGCCATATTTAATTATTTAATGTTAGTGGAAGTGGGCGGAGTCGAACCGCCGTTACTATTTAACATCTGCTTTGTACCTTTAACATTGCAATATTAGGTGCAAGTAGTTTAATACCTTATCACTCCCTTATGAGAGACACCAGTTGTGGACAGGTAGTTACCTAGTATTGTCATTTATCCACAATTTCTGTTTTGTACTGGTACAGTAATTAAATTACCATTACTATTAATTATAAATTAATGTGTAATTGTACCGATCTACCTAACGTGACCTGTATGCCGCCGTCTCTCTGCCAGCTATTCACTTATGTGTAAGTTAGTGTGGCTTTCACCTCCTATTTCTTACCTAATTAAGCTACTCGTCTGGCTTATAGTCTGCCGCTAACAGCAGCACCTTCCAACTATATTTACTTTCTACGCCAAGATCTGTGAACTCTGTCACTTAGCTCTTGACTTACTATTTGTACTTCTAGTACTTGTTTGTTTGCAATAATAGGAATATAACTATATTGCTTTGTTTCGCTACAGTTTACACAAGTTGAATAACCTAGTGCTAGTCTGCCTGCTGGAATTTGGTTGTTACATTTACATTTCATATTATTATTATCCATTGATAATCGTATTTAGTTTGTAATTGTAACGTCTAAACCACTCAATTTCCATACGTTCAGCTTCTTGCCTAGTAATTTTAAGTAGTTTAATGTGCTTATGTCTTCTTTTAGTCTTCATATTCATCTAAACCTGTATGTAATTTTTCTATTGTAGCACACATAATCATGTGCATTAACTGGTTTAACTCATCACCATTTAGTTTGTCATGATCTAATTCTGAACCATCAATAGCCCACTGAACAGAGTCATATAACGTTTCTTTGATGTAAGAGACTTGAGCGTCTGCTATTTCATCTATAATTTTCATTTTACTCATAATATTGCTTTTTTAACTTGTTTTAAGTCGTATTTTCATGTGATATCACGCCACATTTTGTGCATTGTGTACTTACTTGCTTGACTGTAAGATGATTTACCTCGTAGTTTTACTTGTTTGTACTCGCGATCAGTAAATGGTTGGCATTCACCGTGCACTTTGTTAAGCTCATAGTGTTGAAATGC